TAGTGCTGGTCGTCGTAGTAGTGCTGGTCGTCGTAGTAGTGCTGGTCGTCGTAGTAGTGCTGGTCGTCGTAGTAGTGCTGGTCGTCGTAGTAGTGCTGGTCGTCGTAGTAGTGCTGGTCGTCGTAGTAGTGCTGGTCGTCGTAGTGGTGCTGGTTGTCGTTGTCGTGGTCGTTGTAGCTTCGGGTTCGTACAGTATCGTAAGGTAGGGGACGCTGCCTACGTTCTCTTTGGCGTAGATGGAGATATACTCATACCCTGTCGGCTCCGTAGCGTCTTTATCATGGTCGCTTCGCAAAGAATAGTAAGTATCGCCTAGCGGGTCGGGCCAGGCGGTGCTTAGATTTCCGCTGGTGTAGTTTGTGTCTACGACTATGCCCGTAGTGTTGCGCCAGATATTGTCATCCAGTGTACCCGCTAGGCAGTTGTCATAGGCGTCCTCTCTATTACCCGCAACGATTGGGTCTTGAGCTGACCAGTCCTGCTTGACAATCTGTACATCGAATTCTGTACCACTTTGGTCTGTGCCTACAGTCATATTCAGATTAACTTGAGTAATTGTCTGCCCAGCACCAATGCCGCTAGTATCGAACTTCAGGAAACTTCGCCAGATATAATAATCACCTCCGGCGAACAACTGACCACAGGTGAAGGTAGTACCAGTCATATTAGACGACTCAGAAGTGCTGCGGGCAGTATCATAATCGTTACTAAGTCCCCTAACGTGCCCATCCGCCGTGCTGCCCGTGAAGTCAGGGTCTATGGTTATCGGATAGACAGCGTGGGCCAATTCGGTGACGGGGATGCCAGTGTAGAGCACCCCATCTCGCCAGTACCTACGGCACGTCAGCGGTTCGTTGTTCGCGTCCCAGGCCACGGGCATAGGCGACCAGTGCTCGGAAATGGCGTATTCGCCCTCAACCCAGCCGTTGGGCAGAGAGACGCCGCCCACCACTGTCTCTAGAACGAGGAAGTCGCCGACTTGTGCCTGTGGGATGTCGGGTTTGATCTTCAGGGTCAGCAACTCTCGATAGCCCGTAGGGGTGATGCGCCGCTCCACGCGCCACTCGTCGCGTTCCGCAATCAGCGCGTCGTCCTCTCTTTGTCCCAGGGGCACCTCGCGGGTTGCCAGCAACTCCATCGTGCTGGGCCTGAACAGTCCGATGCGCTTGGTCCATTGGCTGTAGTCGCCCAGATGCACCACGCCTGTCTCAGTGATGACCACATTCAGTCCAGGGCAGTACCACAGGCCACGCCCTATATCAAACAAGGGCATGGTGTCTAGGGGCTGCCAAGTTCCCTGCTCATCCTGATAGTGTATAGGGCTACCCGTGAACAGCCCCAGAATCTTTCCATCGGGACGGCGCAGATGCAGAGAGCGACGCGCCCGCTTCACAACGGGCAACGCCGCCAGTTCAGGATTTGCTTCGAGGATTGCCCTAACCCAGTTAGCCATCAGTTACGTCCATATCATCAGGCATCAATGTAACCCATAAATAGTCTGGAGACGACTTCTGAGAAATGATTGTCCACGGCTCGATGCCATAATTGAAATAGGCCAATCGATGCGTAAAATAGTCAAAAGTTCCGTCTGCGAATGCCCTTACGTGCGTGGGATCGACGAAACAGGTAAAGGATGGATACTTGGGCACTTCGATTTCCATCAATCCATCTGACTTGAGAACCCGCCTACAGTCGTTCATCAATGGAATGAGATTGCTGATATGTTCCAAGATGTGATGCGCCCTGATCTCATCAATCGAATCGTCGAGGAACGGAAGTGCCCCATCTTCCAAATCAACCAGTATATGCCCCCCGTGCTTGTCGAGTCCAACATATCCCTGTGGACAATTCAGACCACCACCAAGATCGATTTTCATTTCTTGATCCATTTCCAGGCCAGCAAATTACTGCCCCCCCGATTCTTTGGTCCCAGTGCCGCGACCTCATAGCGTAACCGTGCATAGTCCTCATAGTATAAATAACTACGGTGGCGATTAGCGTCATTACCGTAGGCTATTCCTCCTGGCGCAATTCCCCACGGTGAACCCATGACTACAAGTTGCGTTGTGATGCTCTCCAATCCCTGAACAGTATCAGGAAACTCGGAGCAATCTATGTGCTCTGGACCGTGCCACCAGAAAATGTAGTCATACTTCGCATAAGGCAATTCAATCTCGGCAACCTTACGTACATCGCCACAAATTACGTGCTCGAAATTTCCCCACCATCGCGTTTTTTTCAAACCCTCAACTGCCTCTGGCCATATCTCCAAGACGGTGATTTTATGCCCAATTTTATACAATTCAGTGCTATAATGACAACGCTGCGGGCAAGCACCCACATATAAAAGAGTCCCAGCATTTTTCGGATCGAAGAGTTCTGGTATCAATGCCATCAATTGTCTATATCGTCTCAGAAGTACTAGGGACATTATTCACGCCACCTTTCAGGAGGCGCAAGGGTCTTGAGATCGACTGGCTCAATCACTATCTTGGAGTAGTTTCGCTCGGTGAGGATCGAAGCAACTCCAATGTGCTGGCAGTAAGTTTCCCGAAGGTAGCCGATCTCATATCCCATATTTCGTGTAGCGAGGCAACGTATCATCGCTGGAGTAGTTCCAAAATCATAACGACGCTTTGGCAACGTTCCTTCTTCGGCCAGTTTTCTACGAACGAAGGCAAACGTCCCGCCTACGGCCATACAATATATGACCTCCTTATCCTTGGGATGTTGGAGTTCTGGAAGGGCTACACGCCTGGCTCCTGGATGATTGAGTACCAAGAGACCCAACCGTGGTCGTGCTTGCATCGCTCGCACCCCGCGTGTCAACCAGTCGGGTTCCACGTCTGGACAGAGTATATCATCATCTGTCACTACGAACGGGTCAGAGAAACTAATCCAAGTCGCAGCAATTATATTGGGTAACAACCCATGTCTCTCACCACGCAATAACAAACTCTCGATTCGTCCCACACGCCATTTCTCTAAGAGCCACTCGACGTTGCCTGACTTCGAGGCATCATCTATTACATGCAATTTGTACGGAGATCTGGTACGCTCCCAGATATGTTGAAGAGTCTGTTTCAGATAGTCAAGTCTATTGTGAGTGGTAACTATGATGTCAGTTATACTTTGCTCCATTTTGCCTCGAATCGTTCTTTATTGCGTAGATAGATTTCTTTCTGATTGGGAAGTTTGCCCCAGGTGGCATTGCCAACGTGGGTGCAATGTCCGACCTTCACCATCTCGCGTCCCGTCTGCAAAATGCGTAGTACGAAATCACGATCTTCAAACATACCGCGTTCGTAGCCTTCATCTAAGTATCCCACCTCATCTACGATCTCTCGTCTGGTCATCCAAAGAGCACCGAAGAAGTGCCCCCAAGGAGCTACCATGCGCCCAACTTTGCACTCAGGATCGTGGGCAAGCAGGTGGGAGCAGATAACTCCAGTAGTATCTTCCCACGCCTCTCTTGCCATCGCTAACCAGTTGTCTATCAATTCTATGTCATCATTCATCACCACGAGCCACTCACCTCGTGCCAGTTTGAGTCCTTGGTTCACCGCTGGAGCGAAACCCAGATTGCTCTGATTGCGTACATAAATATCGGCCTCGTCCCTCATATATTCACCACCAATGGGAGAGCCATTGTCTACCAAAATCAGTTCATGGTCTTTAGTGTAGCAACGGATTGATTCGATGCACCGTTTCAGGAATGTCAACAACTCCGCATCCTTATCGGGCAGGATGTAACACGGGATGATGATGCTAGTCAGTTCGCCTCTATCGCTGGCCACAGGTGTTTCTCCCATACTGCCTTCAGGCTCCTTTCTTTGCGCATTCGAGCATGGTTCAATAGCACGGGGTCATTACCCATCATATAGGCGATTCCACCAGCTACGTGGCGCATATAGGCGTGTCTATCACCATAGTTAGTCGTCGTATCTCCAGGCATTCCAGTCGCCACATCTACATTGGAGGAGAACTTGTAGAGCAGTGCTCGATTCTGCCACAGTCGAAACATCGGTAGGTCGAAGTTTAGCACCAAGCCACACCGTGCCCAAGCTGCCTCTGGCACGACGAGTGGATCGCTCTCCGAACGCGACGGATGCACGAGGATGTCAGCGAAGTCAAATAGGTCTACGACCGCCTCGTGTGGAATGTGATATGCTGCATCTCCTCCCAAGTCGGAGGTGAACACTATTGGCACGCCAGCCGCACTTGCTTGATTTTTCATCTCCTCACGATACACAGCCTTGTCGCCCGCCGTCGAGTGAAAGTCAATAATAACTACCCGTGCATCCCAGCCCATATTCCGCAATCCAACGAATGCTTCGATGATGATGTGCGGTTGCTTGCCACGGTCGAGTCGGGAGGGATAGACGGCAATGATGTCTGCATCCCAAAGGCCACCTAACTCGATGGCTTTCAGTGCTACTTGGTGATAATTCTCAGTGAAGTCGATAGGATTTGGGATAATTACTGTCTCGTACATCTCGTAGCCAAAGGCTGCACGCTTGCGCATAGCCTCTTCTTCGTGAAACACTACTAAGCGCGAATTAGCAAACTTGCCCCGCAACTCTCCTTGAAATCTACCTGTCTGGCCAGAGATGTCTCCTGAACTTCCAGAGTGTACCCAGTGGAGCCAGCGAAGATCAGGCCGCTCTTTGGCGATGCGACGTGCTGCGACGTGAAACTTCCATAAGTTAGATTGACATAACAAGTCGTGAGTGAGAACCACATCTATTCCAACTAGGGCCGAACGCAACTGCTCCGTCAATGAATCGATTTCGCTAGCAGATTTACTGGTTATATTGACCACATTACTACCAGTCTCTCCAGGATCGAGAACTTGCATTTCATATGGGGCTTTGAACTCTGCGCGTGTCAATACCTTAAATTCATATCCTCCCGTATGCAACATTTTCGCTTGATTTGCTACAACTGCACATAGGCTGTACGCTGGATCATGGCTTACGAAATCAGTCAGAATTGCTACTCGCCTCACTATCAAACCCTCCTATAAGTCAATCGAAGATACGACTTGCCAACGCGAAGTTTCCAATTTCAGAGCCTTGTATCGCTTCGTTTGGGAATCATATACCAAAGCGAAGGCAAAGGTATCGCCAGCTTTGTATAATTCCTTCAACCAGACATAATTTCTCTCAACCGATGCCTTTATCGTGGCTGGAACTACGTTCAATTCTGTTCGACATCGAGTTACCTCAAATGCAGTGAATTCCATGCTTCCTCCATCAGGTTTATACGCTCCCTTACTCTTGATATGCCATACAGTGCGGGTAGATAGACTCTCTAGTATGGTGAATGATGGCCAATTGAAGTCGTGACAAACAAAAGGTGTCACTATTTGAATGAGTGGATCGGCAGCATATTCAACATCTCTAAACGCTAGTTGGCGCATATACTCAACTTCATTGCCTCCCAATTTCACTCGCCAGCCATCTGTCGTCGCACCACCTCCACGGTCGATGCCGTGTTCTGTAATCCAGATTGGTGGAACACGAAATCCAGCATCTCGCAAAGTCGCTACCCCACGTTTGTAATGGCCGATGTGCCACTCATTTTCTGGGGTAGAATTAAGTGTATCCATCCCATACTCGTGAACCACCAAAGCGTCGGCTTCTGCACAGGCTGGGCCAAAGATTTGCCACTTCTTATTGATCGTGGGCAGAGGATTAGCCTTTGGGCCTGCTGGTTGAGCTGTACCAAAGACACCAACGCCCATCTTCATATCTCGCTGATGGGCCAATCGCACGAGTTCGACATAGAATTCGGCTAACCATCGCATCGGATCGAAGTCGTTGGGATCTTCAGGATTTCCTGTGTATGGCTCATTAGGCCCATGCCAAATCGCTATCCAAGGGCAAGTCGCCCAACGCGGAGCGCACAGGGCTACATATTCTCGTGCCCCCTGTGCTCCTTTACGAATCAAAGCGTGGTCAGGATCGCCCTTGAACCACAGTCGCCCCATACACTGCACGCCAGGAAATGGATTAGAATTTCCAAGTACGTCGGGATCGATAAGCATCGCCGCCCATACGCCCGAATCTTTGACGTGGCGTACTACGAAGTCATTTGGATCACGCAGAAAAGTACAATTTTGGGCTTGCCAGGATAATTTGCTCGGCATAATGAGATCTTCCTTTATCAAGTAGTCTTTAGGATCAAGCCAGTTTTTATATCCAGGATTGGATTTACCATTTAGCTTAATCCCCCAATGTAAATGTGGCCCTGTGCTGCTTCCAGTGTTACCTGTTTCTCCAATGATTTGACCAGCCACTACTGTTTTACCATATACTCCAATAGTTTTACTTAAGTGGGCATGAAGAGTGAAAGAGCCTTCTCCATTATGCACTTGCACGGAATCACCATATTCACCTCTCCATCGAGGGTCTAACCAGCCATCGTGGGTGGCAAAAGTAGGCGTTCCCACAGGGCAAGGAAAGTCCCAACCTTCATGCCCGTCCAATTTATGGAGCGCATAATCCGCAGGATTTTCACCGAAATATTGACTGATATAGGCGAATTCAGGCGGCAAAGGCCAGGATTTCAGGATCAACTAAACTTCTCTCCAAAACTCTGCAATAGTATAGATTTCCTCGGTAAAGTTACACGCTGAACCGAAGCCACTGCCTGCTATCGTCTCTAAACATCGATGTTGCACTTCCAAGGTATGTGCGCCTGCCAAAGTGAATCGTCCAGCAATGATTGAACGAGTGATTGTGTAAGCTGCATCACCACATCCTTCTGTTGTACCTGATAATATAGTAGATGCAAGTGTAATATTTTGGAGACGTGTTTGGTGATTACCAACACGGAAGGCTGGTGCGGAGATCATACAACGATACGTTCCAGCAGCGAGAGTTATTTGATTGGCTGCAAGAGTACAAATTCCTGCCGCATCTGCCTGCTCGTTATTGATTACTCGTGTTCGCCAAGCTCCTAATGTGAAAGTTCCACCATTTACACCTTGAGCTTCTAAGTCGCGCACACAAACATAAGCATCATAGAATCCACCAGCACCTGCAGCCTCTAAGAGGAATTCTCTATCATCCGAAAACTCGGTTACTGCACCAGCAACATTAATTTCAATTACGTAAAGGGGTATTTCCCAAAGAACACCGTCAGTTGTAGTCGGAGCTACTGCATCAACATTATTGTTGGGATTAATGAGGCGAATCAATACAATCGTCTGTGCAGTTTGAATAGCTGGATCTCTCGCTGCACTATTTATATCATTCCAAGAACAGGATAAGACGATTCTATCTTTACGTGTACCAGCAGTTGCGACGGCTGGTGCAAAATCTACATTAGCATTATTGTTATACCACCTACCTCTAACTAAGGCTGCTCCAGAAGCCATCCTGAATTGAGTGACGCCAAGAACTGCGCCTGCTAGTTCTCCTCCACGATCTCGCAAAACGCCTCTCTCCTCGTCTGAGTCAAACATATCCCGAAACATTTCAGCCCACTCATCGGCTGAATAAGGTGCTCGTGAGGCATCTCCGATTGCAACTCCCAACCAAGGCTGTGAAGTTTGTGCCATATATTACTCTCCTATATTCCTAAGTATCTATTATACCATTCTATTCTAGCCTGTCCCACCCCACCCAAGTTTATTCCAGAGAAATAGATTTCATTCACTCCCAAAGGTGCTAATGGAGAAGGGTCTAGATGAAACGTTCCTAAATCTGAATCGCTGCTCAAATAGCCAAGTAAATTATCTCCTGAACTATTAGTTACAGTCTTTACTCCTGGAGTTGTGTTTATTGTGACTATCTCCCCTGCTGGTATGGCGTATTTTAGTTCCAGCTTTTCTTCTGTAGTAAGATTTTCTACGATAGGGCCTTCCATCGGTCCCTGGAAGATAATGATAGGATGAGATACCCAATTCCCAGAATTCAGTACATCTACTATCTCAGATAATTCATCTGCTACACCAAACATGATTGGAAATGCCATAGGAAAGACCAACCAGGGTTCTAATTCTCCACCAGATATTTCCATTATCTGCTGTGGACTATACCATACAGGATCATAGGCAATCAGACGAAGAGAAATCCTTTGTGTTTCTGGCTGAATTTGATCGATGGTTCCCGCATCAAAACCAGCATCGAAGACTACGTTCCACAGCTCATAGATATTTCCATCGTCGAAGAGCACCTGAAACTTGAATTGTCCCAGCAAGGGATTTAGTAACTCGATTACCTGAGTACGCAACGCCCACATCTGCGGCCTATCACAGCCCCGCAAGTGCATACTTATTTGCACTACCCTTGGCCTTAGCACCGTGCCCAACAGGGTCTCTCCATGTTGAAATGGAGAACGAGAAGTCCTGTGTTCCAGAGGAGGCATAGCCAAGCCGCTAATCTCCGTAAGAGCCATAGGCCAATCTAACCAAGTTTTTCCGTCACAGGCTGTTACGATGCGAAAAGTTTCGCCCTTCTGGTGTCTAACTCGCATATGATAACATTAACTCCACGTCGTCCTTTATAGTCGCTATAGACTGCACTTTACCATAATGCGCCACTAATTGAATCGTCGGTCCAACTACACTAGATTGACTTGTTATTGATGGTGTGGGCACAGGTAATGGCATTGGCACAGTGGGAATCGTAGCAGCAGAGGGAGTTGCAGTTGCACCACCAGTTGCACCATTTTTCATAATAAGCGGAAGTTCTTGGATCTCCTTCAATATTGATAAATATTTCTTTCTTGTTTCAAGTTGATCCTTTTCCAGCTTCAGGGTAGCGTCTACCGCATCTCTTATTAAACTAATTATCTTGAGTTCATCTTCTCTTGCGGTTATGAGAAATCCCACAGCGTCCAACTCATTTTTTAAACCTTCGAGTATAGTATCATAAGTTTCCTTAATTATATCAAAGTGTATTTGAGCTGTGTCTCGTATATCTTCCCACAGAAGGACTGCATTTTCGAGTGCTATTCTGGTTTCGGTTTGCCGCATACGCGCTAATTCTAGTTCATCACGCGCTTGTTGTATTCTTTCCTCCTCACGGGTGATTACATCTCCTATAAGTATAAGTTCATCTCTTAGTGCTTGAGTTCGTGCTATAGCTAATTCATCAAAGTCTTCGAGTCTACGTCGCGCTTGCTCTACTTCTTCCTCGGCCAATCGTCTTTGCTGCTCTAAAGTTATTCTGGATGCCGCCTGCCTCGCCTCCTCCAAGCGAAGTTCTTCTTGAGCGAAGAGCACTCTTTCTTCTTCAGGAGCGATGGCATCAAGGATTAGCTGCAGACGCTTTTTGAGAGGTTCAAGTTGTTCCTCAAGAGTATCTTTTACATCTTGTAGTCTCTCGCGTTCGTCTTTGGTCTGCTCATTCAGGGCCTTCATCTGTTCTTGCCGAAGATCGAGTTGATCTTGTAAGACTGCTGATTGAGATTGCATAGTAAGGAGTCCAGCAGAAGTAACTCGTTGAAGAATTCTATTACGTAACTGCTCCATGAAGATTTCGTGATTGATTAACTCAAGACGATCTCTGTCAACGTCGATGATCTCTTGTAAAGCGTCTCTCTGCTTCTCCAGAGCACGAAGGTGTCTCTCGATCCGTTCTTGTTCTATCTCGGATAGACGAGTCATAGAATCTATCTGCCGCTCGATGGCCCTTTGCTGCCTGCGGAGCGGAATCAACACCAAATCGGCATCGGCACGAATCTGAGTAAAGGCGTCCTGCAAAGGCCACAGGGCCTTATCGAGGGCATAGACTTGATCCTCGATTCCACGCAGGGACAATTCTGCTGCTCTAAGAGCATTTTCCAAAGACCTTCGTTCGAGAGCGATTCTCCGTTCCAGCAAATCAAGTTGTCGTTGCAGAGACCTTTCCTGTGCTCGTAAAGGAATGAGTATTTCAGCAGCAGCGGCTTCTGTTCGTTTCAGAGCATGTTCATAAGGTAGTAGTGCTCTATCCAAATCTTTGGAGATGTCACCAAGCAATTTAAGTTGGGCTTGCGCATTCTTTAGCGGGCCTTCGGCTAGTTCTTCTGCTGCATCAGCTAATCGTTGCGTTTTGTCAATATTTCTTTGAATCTGTAATTCTTGCAATCGCAAAGGAACGAGAACTATTGTTGCCTTTGCTTGTTCGAGTTCAAATGCTTCTGCTAAACGAGTTGCCTCGATGTCGATTTTACGAAGTTGTGCATCTATTTCTTCGACCATAGCATCTATGAAGGCTCGTCCTACATCCCGTCCCGCTTTTTCGGCTTCGTCTGTAACTATATCAAAAAGTTCCCTAAGTTTGCGTACTATCCATTCAGCAATTGGACGAGGAACAAGAGGTATTTTTAGAATTCCAGAAAAGATTCTTTCCATAGATTGGATGGCATCCTCCAAAGGAGCTGTTTTCAAGTCTTTGATCGCTTTAGTGACTCGACTAATCCCTATGGTAAGAGCACCCAAAACCAAAACAGCTATACCAACTGCAGGAGTAATTGCAGTAGCAATAGTTCCTATTTTAGCAAGGAGAGCGTCAAGTCCAGCTATTCTAAGAAGACCTACAAGCATAAGGGTGCTCGTTGTTACACCAGCAAGCGCCCCAGCGAGAAGTGCTAATATAGCTATGGCATCTGTAGCAGCTTTAGGAAGTTTATTTAACCATTCTAGAAAATCATTCGCAACTTTCAATACATCGATGAGAGAAGGAAGCAAGCCTTTTCCAAGAGTCGCCTGCAAATCTTTGACTTGGGTGTGATAAATCTGAAGTAACCCTCCACCAGATTCCCATAGTTCATTTGTCACGCCCATTAAAACATTAGTTCGTTCCAAAATCGCATTAAAAATTGCCTCCATCTGCTCGCTTTTCGACATATCCTTGATGCGTATTTCTAAATTTTCAGCAAAGTCTTCAAATGTCTCATTAGTGCGCATATACAAATCTAAGTCTCTCAATCCTCTAGTAGTCCTGTTTACAATGGCATCAGTCATGCGCTCAATGACTTCTATAGCCTCCAAATCAGTAAGTATAGATTGATGTGTACCCATCTCTGCAACATCAGAGGCTTTAGTAAGATCGAATCGGGCAGCCATAAATCTGGCGACCATCTGAGTGGCATCACCTTGAGTCATATTGAGATTTTGAAGTTCCACTATTTCGGCTGCAACAGCTTCTCTATGAGCATTCGTATTTTCGGTGAGTATCTCTAAAGCGATAGCAGGTTTCTCAACGGATAGGGCCGTTTTCAAATTAACCTGGCTGAATTTCAAAAGGGCTGCACTCGCTACTCCTGCTGCAAAACTAATCGTATAAAGATTACGCGCGAATTTTCCAGCTTCAGCAGTAGTTGCAACCATATCAGCACGGCCAGTACGCATTTCTGCATAAAGTAGTTTTAGTGCTCTTTTCTCCTTCTCGATGGCTACTAAAATGGCGGGGTGAACTACCAAATTTTTATCTTGTGCTTCTTTTACTTTATTAATTGCTATAGCGAGGGATTGTTGTCGCTGAGCATAACTCAACGATGTTTTCGCAGCATCAACAAATCCCTGACTTCCCTTTTTTATAGCGGATTCAGCAGTGGTCAACACCCGCATAAAACGGGAAATACCTACTGCGACGAATTCTATACCAATTGCAGCCATTATTTCCTACTCATAATTGTTGCGTCTATCATATGTTTTAACCTGAAATGCGCCAAAGTCTGCGCTTTCTCCACTTGCGAAAGTCGCTGAAACTCACGCCAAGAGGCGTGGGCAAATCTAGCAGCTTCTCTACATTCGTAATCTCTGCTATACCTGATCTCCGATCCCTTCTGAGTCGTCTGCTGAAGGTGCTGTATCGGCATCCCGTCCACGGTCACGCTGAAACCGCTGCATGGCGACTTGGATCTCCTCCTCAGAGGTTCCAGCAAGCCTCATGCTCTCCTGTTGAAGTTTTACCAAGTCGCCTGTAGAAACGGCTACATAGTATCGCATCCAAAGAAGTTTTCGAAGCGTTTTCTTCTCTGGAATCTCTATACCCAGATCAGAAAGCTCTTCTACCCACGAATCATCTTCGCCATACTCAGGCAAATCTGGCGGCAACTGTAAAATCTTCAAACCTCTGAGAAGAGTCAGATTGAGCACAGCATCACTGAGCACCCCATTTCTCTTTGCTACCGCCGCGAGATAATCGGGATCGCTCATATTCGCCTCTCGGATCATTTTTCCACGTACTTCCGTCTCCAAGATAGGCGGTTGTGGTTCTGGATATTGTAAGAATAGTGATTGAAGCACCATATCGGGCACAGGCCGTGCTTCTACAACTGCGCCGCTTGCAAGAGTGATCACAGATTTTTGTGCTCCCTCTTTTTCGAGGGCCTTTCCAGCCAATTCATCAGCAGTCAGACTCATTCTGTTTTCATCCTTTCTTTTGGGAAATCAGGAATATAGGCCATTTGGAAAAATCAGGAACGTAAACCATCTCGAAGAGATTCGTCCAGTATTCACGATCACTGCCAGTTTTGCTGTGACAAGATTTACAAAGAGTAACCAAATTTTCGGGGCGCAGATCCTCTTTATCGTAGTTGATGTGATGAACCGCAAATCTCTTTTCCCCCTGCACCTTACTACATAATGCACAGGTGTGGTTGTCGCGCTTTCGTATTGCCTTCCGAAAATGGGCAGTCCAAGTCGTTGGATATGGCTCAAACGAGATACCACCACGCCAAGAAGGATTTTGTTCACCAGTCATCGCTGCACTTGTTTTCGCACGTGTCTCATCACTAGGATGTTTACCAATCTTTATTGCACTCATTTTTGCAAGGGTCTCTGTACTAGGATGTTTCCCATACATGGGGTGTCGCTCACCGCGTTGTTTGCCAATCTCTGCTGCACTCATTTTCGCAAGCGTCACCACGCTGTGATGTTTTCCATACATAGGATTTTGTTCACCACACTGTTTGCCAATCCTTGTTGCACTCATCTTTGCAAGTGTAGCCGCGCTATGATGTTTACCATAAAAGGGATTTCGCTCACCAATCTTCGCTTCACTTATCTTCTGCTTGGTTTCTTCAGACATCCTTTTACCAGTCATTGCTACAGAGATTCGCTTACGCCATAAATCATATTTAGGCGTGTCTCTCCACAAATCATATTCAGGTGTCCCCCTTTTATACAAATTCTTCCTCCTTATTTAGAGGGTGAGGTTGAAAGCCTCACCCTCTCTAAACTCAGCCTTCTCCGACAACAACCACACCATCCAAAAGTGTGCGATAGCCACCTGCCAAAACGAAGTTTGGATCTCGGCAAACAGCGAGTTCTGTCAAGGCAAGATTGTCAGGAACAGATGACGCCTCTTCCTCTGGCACGATGTACCAACTGTTACCTGAGTCCAAAGTCCTTAAGATCCGTCCATCACTCGTCGCACTCGGTGGCGTCCCTGTAGGATCGTAAGCATAGGCTAGGAATCCTACCGAGGAATTTGTGTAGCCATAAAAAACGATGTCCTCCACGATACCACTTCCGTCATCGGGGAATTCCTTCTGTACCCAAGCCACAGCCGCATTTAGTGTGTAGTAGAGATTCCCATCTGCACCACCGACCAACCAATGATATGGTGTCCTCGTCCACACGCAGTAGAGATCAGAGGCAGTAGGCGATGAAGCTGCCGCAGCCCAGGTGAGTCCCCCATTCGTTGTTACAACTACTGTACCGAGTTCGCCGACCGCCACCACGTTTCGACTGGTCGCAGCGTGAACGTCCAAAAGGTCATCCCCAGCAGCAGCCGCGCCAGCATCCTGAACTTCGTAAGCCGCAGCAGAGGTGATGTCGTCTGTGAAGTATACGTAGCCATTCTGTCCGACAATCCAGACTTGTGTTGGAGAGAATGCGAAGATTGCCAAAGGCAGTGCGCCAACTTGGAACACATTCGAGACTTCCGTCCACGAGTCCAAGTCAGACAAACTTGCATAGTGCAGTCCTGTAGAACCAGCAGAGACTACAGCTACGCGACTTCCAACACAGGCGATCCCTGAGACATCTGCATCATGGAGCGTATCGATGTCCCACTCGTTCCAGTTTAAGCCTTTATCCAAAGATTCGAGTAGCTCAGGAAGATCGTAAGGAGATCCCGCAACTGCCGCTGTAGCAGCCAACAGCCGTCGGCAACCTCCAGACTCCCAACCACACTCACCACAGGATAAATCGTCGCAGATAGCGACCGCCAAAACTGGAGTATCGGTCTCACTAGCGGCTCGTTCGGCATAGGTCATTCTTTCGATAAAAATCCGTGTCCAAGAAGTAATGCTTGCAGTGAGCATAATCAAAGCTTCATCGGTAGGTTCCAAAGAGGAAAGTTCGTCTGAAGATTCCTCTGTGATTCCAGACCGCTCAAACTTTATGATTTTCTCCCAACCCCTATTGAAATCTGTGGGATCAGCACACCTTCCATAATGCACATCCAGATCGAAATCGCATTCTTGTTCGAGAATTTCATTGACCAAACCAAATCGAGCATCGACCGATGTAGTCGGAAGTCCACCTTCACCTCTGATGACATCTACCACTTCATATTGTCCATACCTTTCAGGAGATGGACAATACACTGGTGTGAGATCACCGTGAGATTTGGTGTAACCTCCAACTCTAGCACAGCCGAGATAAACATTATTGTGGGAAGGATTTCGATAAGGCTGTATGAAAGCCCTTCCTTGCCCACGTTTCCAAAAAATGTCAGTCATTTTAACCTCCTAAGTCAAGGCGTATCCAACGCCCAAGTATTGCGAAACTATCAACCACGCTTCCCAAGCCCCATTTTTAGGTCCAAATGGAGCTGTCAACTGCTCAAAAGCTACAGGACTTGTTGGCCTAGATTGCCATTCCTGTGCCAACTTCTCAGACCCACCACAACCACAGATTGGCTCAGTGAGCAGAGAAGTTGCGAGAGCTGCCACGGCTCTATCAAAGGGCGCAGCCATTCTTCCCTGATAATTCACAGGAAATCCAGCCCTATAATAGAGATTGGCGTAGTACGGTTCATCTGTGATATTGAAATATGCAGCTAACCATGTTGATGTAGCACTATCCCAAACCGCTGGAACTAATGTTACGATTCCAAGATTAGGATTTCGTGCCCGCAGTACTCCAGATGCTGTTACGAAGTTTATTTCAGTGCTTCTTTCCCACTCGAAGACTACGGGAGCGAAACTCGTTCCTTGTTCAGATGTGTGAATATAATAAACGAATACTTCATCCAAGAAAACAGTAGCATCGTCACCATTTATAGCAGCATCTATTTGCCAATTGATGGGATGCACAAACTGTGAACTTTGTCCTTCAATTATTACTTGAGTATTCGTAAGTCCTATCTTAAGTCCACGAATACGCTTGATTTCATCTGTATCAGTCGAGGGAAAAACACCAATTCCCTCTTTAGTCAAAGATGTATTTGCATTGATATAAGGTACGGTTACTCTGGCGATTTCCTTGAAGCCATCGCCATCTAAATCGATATACTGAACTGGTCGATTGCTTCCAATCGCATCGATCTTTTTTCTGCCACCCTCTATGAAATAACCATATCGTGTAGTAACCGTTTTTCGTCTATCCTGATTTTGTGCTGGATAATAGATTGTTCCATAATTAGTCAACACTCGATCTTGCCTTGGATAAGTGTGCTTCTCAGCCTCGAACCATCTTGGAGCTGGTGAGAACTCTAACTCATTCATTATCATCTGCTCGGCTTGAGCGATGGCCCGCGCTAACCCCTCCCGTGAAGCCTTGCCCTTATCCATCCAGTCATATTGATACCAGATAGATTCACAGGTCGATACCACAGGGAAAGCATTACACTTCATTTGATTGAAATGTCGAGGATCGAGTCCGAGAATCTCTGAATAATGATCCAAGCTTAACAACGTGGGAGTATCTGCTCTAGACATTTATCCCTCCACAATCGCAAAGTCAGGTAAAGCACTAAAATAATCTTTATCGCGCATATTGACTAATTTGGTTGAATTTGCTCCAGTACCAAATCGATAGACGCTCCCTGTGGGAGTCTTGAAGTTCCTCGAACCCTGATAAATTCCCAGATACGTAACAGTTATCAATCCATCGAGATTCCTAGATTTTAATGAGTCTAATTTTTTCCTGCACCTGCAACCCATTATATCACCTTGAATTGTTCTAGTTGTTGCGTAAAGAAGAATACATCGCCACTCAAAACAGTGAACCTCTTATGATCTACCCCATCAAATTTGTATAGACTTCCAAGGGGAGTATTCACTGTCCTCGACCCTTTGTTGTCTCCAGTATATTCAAGAATCACAGTAGGATGTCCCCTCAAATCTGGTGGACGGCTCTTTATATTAACGACGTTTCTGCTACAACCACAGCCCATCTATTGTGTCTCAACAACTTGAAAGTCGAGCATCCGCTCGAAAAAGTGTACGTCTTTTATCGGAACCCAAGACTGCCGTTGACTGCGACCATCAAATCTATAGCGGTTTCCTAAAGGAGTCCTAAAAGTCCTCGCTCCCATATTATCACCTGTGTATTTGATTAGTGCTTTCGTTGCCATCGCTTCATCCTTTTTGATTGGCTTCTTAATTAATGGATCTTCAGGTAATATTACTAATCCCAATTCTTTAGGAGGCAAGGCTTCCAAAGTTAAATATCTCTGCCTGAATTCCTTCATTAGTTCTTCGGCGTTATCGAGACACTCTTCCCTTCTCTTGCCACTCTCGTAATGATATGAGAATAGTGGTTCGGGAACCCTTATACCATGATAACCTTTATGCGCTAGTTGTACAGTATAGTCCCAATCCTCCCAAACAGGAATCTCTTCATTGAATCCGCCGACCTCATCGAAAGCTTCTTTTGGATGTAGAAAGGTGATGACGAAGAGAGCCTGCTTCTTCAGTCGCTCAAAGTTCCACTCCTCAGCGTGATGAATTTTCCCTTCTGGCAGCGAAATCCAATCAGTATAGATGATCGATTTTGGCCTGATAGCCGCAACTTTCAAGGTCTGCCTAAGAAAGTGCTTGTCTAGTTCATCATCTGCATCCAAGAAGAGCAGAAATCTTCCCTTCGCAGAATTCGCCCCTAGATTTCTAGCAGCACTGACGTTGCCGTACTTTCTCTTCCTCTTCCAGTTTACGAATGGATAACGCTCTACATAAGGTATTATACCACAATTTTTGATTTTGCCTAATACTGTGTCATCGACTACAATTAATTCCCATCTTGTGTCAGTCTGCGTTTTCACTGATTCTATTGCATTCTCTAAGACTGCTTCGTGACCATCGCCGACAGGAATGATGATGGAAACAAGAGGCTGATCGTAGCTGAACACAGGGTGAGAATAGTTTTCTGGAGTTGCAATGCTGGCAAACGGCTGTGGGCCACCGTTAGCGGCGGGAATAAAGTCTAACCAATTAGGTTCTTTCGTTTTTTCCTTCCTCGCCTTATTGGTTACGCTCTCCCCGTGGATTCGGTAGATCATCACAGGGGTTTGAGTTGTATGAATCGCACTGAAACCCGCTAAACCAATGTTAGTCCACAATTCGGCGTCCTCGCCAAGTGCGAAATGATTCTTATACCCACCAGCACGGAAGAAGGCATCTCTGCGGAGCAGATTACAGGAGGGCACTTGGTTCTGCTTCTTCAACTGAGCATCAAAATTGAAACCGTTTGGCCAACTTCCAGAGACAGGGCCACGGGGGGTGTGAAGCTCAAGACTGCCAAAGGAAATGCCAATGGAACGATCCTCAAGTAAAGGCGGGAGTAGGGTCGCAAGAAATTTTTCCTTCAAGGTGTCATCTGCATCGAGGAAGCATAGAAACTCTCCTTTGGCCTCCATCGCTCCCCTGTTCCTTGCACTTGCCACACCACGGTTGGATTGTACCAAGACCTTGAATTTTGGATCGTTTCCTATAACTTTGTTGATTTCCATTAACGAGTCGTCCGTCGAGCCATCATCGACGATGATACATTCCCAATTCTCGAAGGTTTGCGCTTGCACAGAGCGAATGGCGTCGGCAATGAAAGCAGCGTAATTATAACATGGGATTACTACTGTAACCTGTGGCCCTTTGTGCTTTTCTAGGGCTGATTCATAGACTTCGACGTATTTTGGGATAATTTCTTTCCAGTCGTGTTTTAGGGCTTCTTGTCGAGCGGCTTGTGAAAGTTTGTCGAAATTGTCGATGCAATACCTTAGTCCTGCTACAGTATCGTCGTAGTCGCCTGGTTTGGCTAGGTATCCAGTCTTTTTATGAGCGACTAATTCGACGGCGTTGCCCCATGACCAAGCCAATACAGGCATCCCTGCGGCGAAGGCTTCGAGAATTCCAATCCCGAACGTCTCTTTCGTTGGCGCGAAATAAATACCATTTTTGTAGAGGATTTCCTTCATGGTCTCGTAGGGTTGGAGGCCAATAACATTTAAATTCTTAGTTGGCGAGCCAAAAGTGGAAAGGAACTTTATACCAGGACACAATGCGGCCAAGCGTTGCGCAGGTTCTGGAGTGCAGACAGCATCGACTCGATTCTTATTGAAAACTACATTCATTTCCCTTGCTGTAAGAGGTTCTTGCCATTCTTCAAGACGAATGCCATGCGAGATGATAGTTGGACAGAAGCCCATGTCTCTGATGAAGATCTCAGCGACCCACGGGGATGGAACTGTAATCTTTTTGGCTCGACGAATTGCACTTACAACATTTTTATTTCCTCGCCACATCCATACGGGCAGGGCAAATTCCCCTGTGGGATAAAGTCCGTGGTTGTGAAGTACATCTGGAACTGTATCAGCGTAGGGAACAACATGCGCCGCGATGACATCTGCCTCTAGTGGAGAATCAACGAATTTCAGATAATCTGTCAAGTAACGTCGTTGTTCAAGGATGACTCGTTCAACCCCTGTGATGGACTTCTGCGAGATATTTATATCGGGTGCGTTAGGACTAAGAAATAATTTCATTTTTCCCCATTATTAGATAGGATAGTGTTCGTCCGCTCTCCACGTTTTTGCTCTCATAGTTGAACCAGGCTTCCAATGCCCTCCGAATCTCCGTCTCGTACCTGCGATCAAATGCTTTACATAACTCTGGACAGGGAAATCCTTCAATTGATAGCCTCTTTCCAACGCAGCCCGCATATTTGCGGTGCATGGCGCTCCGCTGTTTTCCATCGGTGTCAATTGAAGAAATTTTTCCCTATCAATCATTGCTGCGTGTGGGTGAACATAATCCATTCCTCCTTTACCCCCTGTAGGCACGCCTGAAAATTTATCTACCTTTCTGAGCCAACCAATTGCATAGAGATTTGGATTCTTCGCAAACTCTGCCAACATCATTTCTAAGAGATCTGAGCATTTTAATGAGGCGTCTGAATCGTAAAGAAATACGAATGGAGTCTTAGCTAAATTGATACCCTGATTCATTGCAGGGCCATGTCCAATATTCTGCTCATTCAAGATAGTTGTTATATTCTCGTGCATCTCTCCGACCACTTTGATATACTCTGTGGACCCATCTTTAGATCCATTATCTATCATTATAATAGATATTTTTGGATAATACAGCATCATCGTTCGTCTCGCCTCGTTCGTTAATTCTTTCGTGCAGTAATTTACTAATACTACTGTTACTTGTGGATAAACCTTTTCTACATCTGGTGATACCACAACCTTGATGGGTAAGCCTTTTCCACCTCCTATTTTATCCACCGTAATCATCGTTCGATTCACCCAGTAATGACTACATCCTGCATTAAATAAAGCCTTGATAAAATGATAATCTCCATATCTTGGCTGTCCAAACTCATGGATATAGCGTCTCCAAATTGCATACTTTACCACGAAGCAACAAGAGCCGATTTCTCCCAATACGGGTGGTTTCCCCCAAGTTCTCTTAGAAGGTAACGTTTCGCTAAACTGTTTACGGTAAACTTTGAAAAGAATGATGTCAACAGGATGTTGTGCGACGACATTCTTTAAATGCTTGATGAAACTTCGGTCGCTAATATAGTCATCATCATCTAAGATAAGAACATACTTTCCTTTCACCCTGTGCTTATTTTTACTCAGACTTTTATTGGCTTCGTGCAGTCCTTTATGCTCATTATCAGTAATTATGATATGTTCATAGTCTGGATCAATTTGAGTAGCAAGCGATTTTCTATTTCTTGCGAGAAGTCTAGTTCTTCCACAAGACCGAGTTACCACAGATAAGAAAGTCACTTTATAGCCTCACAGAGTATGTCGCCATCTGGCATATGTCCTGACCTAGTTGGATAAACAGTACATCTCCTTATCTTGAAACCAGAATCTTTAACAATCTGGTGCATCCTATCCGCCGTGAAAAAGTTCCTATTGATATGCCCTTTTCCTCTTGAGACCGATCCCAAAAGCCAGGTCAAACCTTCGCCCCAGCGCAATTTGTAATCGCCTGCCAACCATCTCCTTAGATAAGCCTCAATATTTGGGCAACGAATCATCAATACTCCACCAAACCTTAGAACTCTCCTCCATTCTCTCAGCATCTTCTGGAACTCAGGAAGGGTTACATGCTCAACCATATGAGACGTATAAATCTTATCTACTGTATCATTAGCATAAGGAAGTTCAGAAGCGTCTACATTCAGATCCGCCTCCTTCGCGTATTTGTCGATGTTTTTAAATCCGGCCATCCGCGAAGTTCCACTACCTAGATTGAGTTGCAACATGACACTCTTTTATCATCTTTTTTGTGTGTTGAGTGAATGTATAGCGTGCTAAAACTTCTTCCTGTCCACTATTAGCAATTTCTGTACGCTCTTTTGGGTGTTTCAAATAATAATCAAGCATAGCAAAGAGTTCCTGATCTGATTTGTACCATACCAGATGCTTGTGATTGGTGAATAAATCCTCGATTCCTTCAGAATAAGTCTGAATAAGGAAGCAACGAGAACCTAAAACATTGGGCAAGCGATTTGAGAAGTATCCTTCTAAATGTCGCCATTCGTCTCCGATCAGACTGAGCATAATCTTCGTTTGTCCACACAATTTAGCAAAGTCCTCACCGAAAGCGGGGCTGAGAGACTTAAATTGTGTTCCTGCCCAATTCGGGCCAGCCACATAGAGATTGAATCTCTTGTGCAACTCATTCAAAGTTCTACGTCTGGAGGGATCGTTATTCCAACCAGGAAAAACGACATCGTAAATCTGCTCCGATGGACAATACTTGAATATACTTGGCTCGGTAGGACAGGGAAGGTATGCACAGTTGAAAACACACTTTTCAATATTCTGTTTTACGTGTGTTTTATTTGAGATGTAAACATAATCTGCTGCAACTCTAGCAAGTCGCAAATGATACTCAGAGTAAGGTCGGTCGCCATAGAAAGCAGAGACACCACAATTTAATTCATCTTTGACTCTTCGTAACATTCGAGCATCGACGCTTCTCCCAGGCTTTACACTACCGCCAAGATGAATATGTGTCGGCGCAAAATCGAGGATGATGCTTTCGAGACGTTCCTTTTTACTCCGAATGTCGAAGTGTTGAACTACACCAAGTTTTCGGAAAGCATTGAGCCAATAAAAGTTAGAGTTGGTCTTCTCAAATAAATCTACATAAAAGATTCGTTCAGCCACGGAGTTCCTCCACGAATAAGGCTGCCCTTTTCTCCCAGGTGCAGGCGAAGGCGGTTTTTTGACCTAACTTGATTAAACGTTCTCTTTCTTGTGGATTATTGATATAGTGATCTAATAGTTGTTTCAAATGCTGTGCAGATTCATACTGTGGCACAGCGCCTTTGAAGATGGGATCGATGCCTTTGTTGGCATCACTGATGGCAAGACTACCAGATGCAAGAATGTCAAAGAGTTTTACGGAAACAAAACCCTCATTGACCATCTCTGTCCTGTGATCTTGGAGGCAAATCTTCGAGGAGGCATAGAGTTTATTCAACTCCTCATACGGCCAATAGCGACCACCATACCATGACTTGGGGACTTGATTGTTCTCCCAATTGCTGCCCCAGATACCGATTCTATAAGGAAGGTTTCCAAGGGATTTAATATGGTTAATGATCGCTCGACCATCCATCCCGTGTGGGCCTCTATTATTTCCTACGAAGACGACATCATATTTATTAGGCATACTTATAGGTCTCTTAGAAGTCGCACCTAACATTACTCGCGCTTCTGTGTAACCCATCTCCCACAATTTCTTGATGAAGAATGTAGAACAACAATAGATCCTATCGTATCCACGCAAATTTGTTGTAGAGACCTTTTCAGGGTGTGAATAAATCCACGCGATTTTGTAGATACTATTTGGAAACTGCTCTATTCTCTTTTTATACACGTACTCTATTTCACCACCAGAGAGGTGAATCAACACATCTGGTGGATGCACATCTGGTCTACTAATTGAAATACGATAACCTAGTTTCTTCAAAGCCTTGGACAATTCCTCCTTTACCCAATTATCTCCCCACAAACTTCGGGCGTATTTTGAAGGACTAATATCTGAGGGAGCGATGATATGCACCGTTAAAGTTTTCTTTTGCTGTAAGCGTGATATCTTCTCACTTTTCATAGAGAATCACTGCATTGGGATTGAACTTCACAGCGACTAAACCAACTTTTCTTGGCAACCTACGATATACGATATATCGAACATTCTCCTTCCTATCAAAGCAACTTAATATCTTTTTCACACCCGCAATCGTATAACTATGCTTTTCAAATGGATTACCATAAGATTCGCCTTGCTTCTCAATACCAATTGGAAACGAGAGAATCAACCACTTACTTGTTAGCCTCTTCAGCTTCTTAATAGTTTTTTGTATCTCCGCAAAATTGTTCAGGTGCTCTAAGCCATGAATCCAACAAACTATATCGAAACTTTCTGGTAGAAAGTATCTCTGTACCTCTCGTACATCTCCCTGCACCACAGGGTAGCCGCGTTCTCCTAATTCTCTTACATTATCTTCAAAGATTTCCAGTATTGTGTAGTCCTCAACACCAAATCGCTGTAGACCCTCAAATAAACCTGCGCCATATTCTAGATTATATCTAGCTCCAATGTCGAGAGCGGACTTCCCAGAGATTCCACATTCTTGTAAAAATTGAACTGTACGTTTCTCGAAGTCCCTACTCTCCAATAAGGTTCTCCTTCTTCAGATCGTTGAAGTCCTCTCGCAGCAAGCCGTAAATGTGGACATCTATATATTGACCATTCTTAAATTTCTGTTCTCTTAAAACGCCCTCTTCCTGAAAACCCATCTTTTGATAAACCGCCCTAGCACCCTCATTTAGAGCCATTGTATACAGCCCGATTTTGTTAAGGTTAAGGTGATTGAAAGCATAATCAAGGAGTAAGAATACAGCCTCCGTGCCATAGCCCCAACTGCGATATTTTACTTCACCAATGAGAAACCAACTCAATTCTGCTGTGTGACTTCGCCAATCGATGTGATTCAGTCCTATCGTGCCGATATCTCCGTCTTTTTGAACTCCAAAAGCTGGATCGGCTTCGTTTACAAGTTGAATCATGTAATATTTAGCATTTAGATTATGCGTAATTTTCTCAACCCACTCAAAATGTGCATCCAGAGAAAGTGGCTCCTCCTCGAAGAAGAAGGGCTTTACTTGCGGATTATTCCGCCATTTCACGACATCCCAGCCATCGTCTACAGAGTTATCGTAAGCCCTAAGCAGCACTTTCTTACCAGCTAACATTTGCCCTTCCAAACTCTAGGATAGAGTATATAATGTAAGAGATTTCCTCGTCTGTAAGACTAGGATACATAGGCAAGGTCAACAACTTCGGCCACACACGTTCTGCGACAGGCAAAACCACAGAACCCAACTTTCGACGGTAGTAAGGTTGCAGATGAATCGGATAATAATGCACCCCTGTGGCAATTCCCTTTTCCTTAAGGAAGGCATTCAAAGCATCCCTAGAGGAAGTCTTTATCACGTAATTATGCCAAGAGCTTTTTGCGTAAGATTTTTCCACAGGGGTTTCTATCCAAGGAGCCTTTTCTTGAAAAGCTGCAGTGTAGGCGTTTGCGATATCACGACGCCTGGCATTGCCTTTATCCAATTTTTCTAGTTGACATAAACCAATGACTGCTGCGATGTCATTCATGTGATATTTATAACCCAATTCGTTCACTTCATAGTACCAAGAATACTTTTTATATTCAGCCTCTTCTGTGCGATCCCAAGTGCTCTTATCTATGCCGCACCAACGAAGACGCCGAAGCCTCTCAACCAATTCAAGGTGATTGGTAGTAATCATTCCTCCATCTCCGCAGGGGAGATTTTTAACGGCGTGGAAACTGAAACAAGTAGCCCAGCTACGCTCTAAACCGCCGATTTTCTGACCCTTGTACTCACTGCCACAGGCGTGTGCAGCGTCTTCTATAACGCGAAGACCATATTTGTCTGCGATATTCCAGATAGCATCCATCTGACAAGCGTGGCCTCCATAATGCACGGGGATTATAGCCTTTATTCTAGGATGACCTAATTTAGCTGCTATTCTTAATCGATGAGCGAGATCTTTAATTTGGATATTCAGGGTATCTGTTTCGATGTCCACGAATAGGGGAAATGCTCCGCAATAAGTAGGAGCATGAGCTGTGGAAACGAAAGTCATCGTAGGAATCATCACCACATCCCACTCATCGAGATCCAATGCTATGCAACACAAGTGAAGAGCTGCCGTAGCACTATTAGTGGCAATGGCATACTTTGCTCCAACGTATTCAGCGAACTTTTCTTCAAATTCCGCTGTCTTCGGTCCTAAACCTATCCAACCAGTAGCAAAGATTTCTCGTAGAGCATCGAGTTCTTCTTCACCAAGAGAAGGCTTGAAAACTTGGATCATTCAGCGACTCCATCTGATTTTTCGATGAGATGTTTATAGAGCCGCGTAGTCCATTCTCGAAATTGGTCGACAGTCATAGAATTTTTTGCTACATTACAAATTCCACAGCAAGGCACGACATTTTCGATGCTGTAACCTTTGGAACTATCTACGCGGTCTAGGCCATTATAATTATAAGAACCATAACAACTCCTCATAAATATCTTTTGTTGTGGTTTAATCCCACAATAATAGCAACTTTGTTCAAAAAGGGTGCGTACTTGATCTACTGTCAAAGACCATTCGAAATTACGTTTATCCGCACGAAATTTCATCTTTCCAACCAGAGCATTAAAAGATGCTTCCCCAATGGATAGCCTGTGCGCCTCGCGCTGTCTTTCTTTCTGAAAACAGCCACAACTTTTTGTTCTACCTCTACGTAAATTCACTCCAGCGATGACTTTTTCATTGCCACAGTCGCATCTGCAAAGCCATTCAGCACAGTTAAATTTATTATTTCCACTCCTTTCAATAATGACCAATCGACCATAGCGATTTCCCATCTCATCGATAAGTTTGCCCATTCTTATCCTTTTGTTTTCAGTTGATCGAATTCTGTACCTTGCCTAGACTTGCCGATATGATTGAATGCACGGACAATTCCGTTTTCGAGGGTAATGATCTTCGGCCCCTTCTCAAGCGCATCTTTCACCCTGTGTGCGAAGGCACTCTCTGTCTCACCAAGAGACTTATTCATTGGATACTCCCCATAAGCGCGATGAAATTTTTTGTGCTTCAAATGAGGACGATTGCTATAAACATTGAGGCCGCGACTGCTCTTTAGGATTTCCAGATATTGCAAGACACCCAGAGGAGTACTAACTTCCTCGATTGCCAGATTTAGTCTATGTCCAGCCAAACCGTCATATCGCACCAGTCCAATATTCGCTGTGGAATTGAGAAGGGCAACACCTTTATTTATGTCAAGCTGCTGTAAGGCGACATAATCATCCTCGCATAGTAAAATATACTTCTCGCCGATCATTTGCATACATCTCGTGACATTTGCTCCCCATCCAAGCCTCTTCGTAACAGACACTCTAAAATTTATTTTAGGAAAATCTCGCTGGATCTCTAGCACATAATTGCCCTTACTGCCATCATCGGCTAAGTACCATACAAGTTTCCCATCGTACTGTAAGTATTTAGTTAATGCCACTATGACGCGACGAATCTCACCTGGTCGTTCGTAGGTGATTATTTGCACCGCCACATCAGGCCAAGTGAAACTCATAAACATTCCTTCTTTGAATGGGTCGAGATTTTACCCTCGACCCATTTTTCTACTTATTACTATCTAGTTTCCCAGCCTTTGTACCAGTTCTCGTCGATCAGCGGCATTTCATCGATGCCACCCTTCAACCTATAAGGACTGTCAGGATTCCAATCTCTCAAGTGCTGCAGAGGCTCGTAAGATACATTCTCGATTCGGCCAGACAGATGCGGAGTCCGCAAGATAAGCCGAGGCTCGATCTTTGCGCGGAACAAAAAGCAGTAACTCTGATCCTCCATCGTCCACATGTACCTGCCTCCGTCCGTCACCCAGTATCTGTGCTTGTTCTTGAGCACTTCGAGTTCTGGAGCAGTAAGTGTATAGTCCATAAACTCAAAGTAAGACACTCGCATTCCGCGTGCGCGGAGAGGGATGTAGTAAATATCAGAGGCGAACTCGCCTGGTTGCAGATTAGCATTGTTGACTACATTAGCCTCAAAAATACCGTCATCCGTCACCACGGGGACTTTGCGACCATTGACCCAGAGGAACATCCCATTACGCATTTCGTCGCGCATTCGGACATTTCCTTCATCATTGATCACCAAAGTCGGGTTGACCTGACCAGGCATTACGCTAGTCTGACAACGATTGGTCAGATACCGGCACGGCCAGCAAGCTGTAAGTTCGATCCACAGTTCTGGTCGCATAGCGATAACCCAATCCACAGGGGCAAGTCCAGCACGATCTGCTACGTGGCGCAGATAGATGTCCAGGTAGGAGATATACTGTACGATGTCCCTATCACCAGCCGCCGTTCCGCAGACGTTATCATAGTTGAAGTCTTTGATGTCTGGCTCTATGGCTTGGCAGCGAACGTTAGTGAACAGGTCTACCTTTGGTTGAGAAATGAGAATATCGAATCCAGGGAATTCCATATACCCACCACCAGCGGTATTATTCACGGGGTTTCCTTGCCAGACCATAGGATAAAACGCGGATTGCAGTTGCGTGCCAACGATGACCATCTGAGCCTTTGTGACCAAGTTCAACCAGTCACGAACGCTCGTCACGTCTTGTGGCATCATCGGGGCGGGTCCAAGCACGTCACCAAGTACACGAAGATCGGTGGTTTCTCCTCGATTCACCTTTCGGATCAGTTCATTGATTTCCATCTCCTGACTTTCACGGCAGATTCTACCAAATTGGGCCGTCTGATGACATACCTCGATGATTCCACCAGGGCAGTCCTCGCAGACACCCACTGGCTCTGCGCTTCCATCAGGATCGAAACCAGTGATGAAAGGATAAATCGGATTACGAAAAGTTGTGCCGAATGCGGGAAGTATCGAAGCAATGCCACGAGGAGTCGTTGCAGCATTTACGACGGTATCCTCCAAACCAAGAGCACTGAAAATTCCACCAGGAGCATAAATCGGTTGTGCATTAGGTGTTCCAGTAATATTCTTGGTCTCTAGCGTCTTCTCAGAGAGAAGAGCCTGCGCAAGTTTCCTATAATCAATGTCCATTTTATAAACCTCCTAAATATTTCCAAGCATGGTATCGACGATTTCTTCGATAGCCTTAAGCTCCGTTGGGCCTACCAGCTTCTCAGCCTCAGCAGCAGATACAGAAGTACCTACATCATCAGAGGCCCTCAAAACCGTCGCCTTTGGAGCCACGTCATCCTTCAGTTTTTGCAAATCCTCTTCGAGCTTCTTGAACTTATCGGGCAAAGATTGAATCTCCTTTAGAATTGCTACTAAATCCTCTTTGGTGATCACTTCCTCTGGCGCAGGTGCTGGCGCAACTACAGGTTCGGGGGTAGGTTCCTCCTGTCCCTTTACCACAGCGTCGTCTTCCAAAGCCTTTTTATTGAGTTCATCTACGTTGCTGATCACCTGAGTAGCGAGATCAATGCCCAAAAGTTCTTGAAGAACTTTTTCCTTCTTCTTATCCACGATAGTACCTCCTTCAGTTACTATACAAGCGAATTTGTTGGCTGCATATTTCTTCGGTAACACAGACCGCTCTTTGATTTGTATGGCATCCCATACTTTCTTAACCGTTGTGCTCTTGATAAGCACATTCTTTGATGCTTCTTGCAAAGGAACGAATCCTATACTCACTTTCCAATCCTTCGGATTCTCATCGATGGCCTTTCGAATAGGATTGGCGACTTCACTATCATCCCATAGGCCAGACTCTACTAAGCAAACGCCATCAGGCATTTGGAAATCACAATTTCCAAGTTTGATTGGCGGTACGTGCCAGAAACGAAGTTCTCCATAGTCTTTTTCGGCTAGTGGTTGATTATCGGCCAACGCCTTAGTAGATACGATCTCTTCCTCACCGTCCAAGAAAGCGGTCGAAGAAATCGTCACCCATCTAAATCTACCATCCTCCTGTTGCTTTGTGATGAAGAGTGGTATTGGCTCTGAAGGGAAGACCTTCTCCCAAAGTTGCTTTACTTTATCGACGAGACCCTGTGCTTCTTCTTTCTTTTCCATAGGTGGAGCTTCTTTTTCAACATACTCCACCTCGACCTTTACCCAAGCATCTTTTTCAGCGAATTCGTAGCCATCACCACTTTCGGTATAAGTGACCTTATAGAGTGCGTAGTCTGAATAATCTTCCACGATTAGATAGCCCTCAAAGACCTCAGTTACCCAATAGGAATCTCCAAAATATCCGCTGCCCCCAAAATTCTTTTGGAAGGCTTTTGCGATTCGTCTCGCTTGATTACCTAAACCAACATCTTTGAGTTCGAGCCACTCCTCTTTCTTAGTAATAGAGAACTCACCATCTTCAGTGATAGAATAGGGTGCTCTGTATTGCATTCCTTCAACATCTTCAATGATTAGATGTTTTGCTGTAGCTTTTTGTATTGCAAATGTCTTATTTGCCATTCTTCTTGCCCTCCTCGACATACAGCTTGGCCATGAACTTCTTGGCCATCTCTTCTGTCACTGAGCAACCCTTCTTTGCTCCAGTGACCTTGTTGAAAACACACCATTGCTTACTTTTGGGTCCAGTTTTTCTTATTTCGTAAGGCATGATAAACCTCCTAACACCCGTGGCCTGGTCTGAAACAAGCTGACTCTGGTGGTTTTGCTGGACGACCAGCAATTTCAAGTTGTTTTGTGAATTTATTCAAAGCCACTGTGAACATCTGTGGCGCAACTTTTTCAAGATTTGCTTGAATGGTTCCACTAAAGTTTCTGGCTGTAATCCCTGGATGAGTTACCTCACGCGCCACAACCCAATATGGTTCTCTCATTATTGGACCAGAGACTAAACTTCCAGGACTGGTTCTAGCCTGCTTGGTAGGTTGAAAGTGTAACAAGCCATCTTTAGATGATCGAGCACCATAGGTATGCTCTTTAGTTCCTGCATCTACCCAGTGCCAAATCACATTATCCGTCCCTACAGATATAACCCAATCATCTCCACGCTTCTTTGGGCCATCTATCTTGAAGTCAACTGGTTCAACCCAGTTCTCAGTAGTTAACTTGAAATCATCTAATGCTCGCTTCGCCAAATCCTTAAGAGTCTTTTTTAGCGAAGCAGCTAATTTAGTAGTATCAAATTGCTTAGGAACGATAGCCTTGAAACTAATCATCTTAAACGGCCTAATATTCTTTCCACTTTATTATACGCGTTTTTTATATCTTGCAAACTCTTTACGAGCATATCCACACGGTCTTCAGCAGCTTCTTCACCGCCTGATATGAAATCTTCTGGTGCATCCCCTTCTTGGATGGCGATACGCAATGCTTGCTCTCCAGTAATTTCACCAGACTTTACCATTTCACCGCGTCTTCGAGCACGCCAGACGCCGAGTTCCACTCGTTCACGCTCTGCCGTAGGATCTGTGCTGGCGAACTGAAACTCCACAGTGGAGGGAAGAACATACCAATTAAAGCCAAATTCAAATTGCTGAAGGATAAGTCCTGGTCCTTTTCCACGAGACCGCGAAGACATCTCTGTAGTTTGCTGGGCAGATCCAAGGTTGCCTCCAGGCATAGGAAAGAATTCAATATAGTCAGTGCCCATTCCAAGGGCTAGAACGCCGATGTACCACTTCATCAATTCGTCATATTTGAAGCCATCTGGAAGACCTGCTAATTCGACTAATTGTACCCGCAAGGGCCTTTGTGAGTCGTGGGAAGAAATGACAATAGGAGTTATGTAAAGACTTCTTCCTGAAGCTCTCGTCTCTTCTCTAGCCTTCTCGATGGCATCGGCAATGGCGTTACTGCGCATTCCTTGAACGAAGAGAAGTGCAGGTATTCTCTGTCCACTCAATTTCTGCGACTGATAGGTCTGCACAGCCCTGAGTAGTTTTGCAAACTCCAAGACACGACTTACGGCGCAATAACCACGTCCCTTGTCTTCCTCTCTCGGACTGGGTTGGTCGGTAAGGGCAAGGACTTGATACCATCGAAGACGATGCCAAGCACTATCTTTATTTGAATAATATAAGTAAGGTATTTCGGGATTTCCCGTTCGTTGAATTCTCTGTGAATCTAAATGAGCTATCCCACGCACAGGTGATTGTGGAGATGCGCCTTTTGGACGGAGAAGTTCAACGAAAGCTCCATTGTCCTGAGTATTGTGTACAACCACGTTGGCCGCTACGAAATTTCCTGTCTCCTCTACGCCAATATGAAAAGTCGTCTTAGCCTTTTTGTAACCAGCCTTGTAGTCCCTTTCCATAGAGGCTACAACGGTGTCATAATATACCGTAGCTCTTCCAAGCTCCCACAGGCTGGCGTCGTATTCTGGAGCGCCCTTGGGGAGCTTGTACCGTAGCTCTGGAGGTACGTAGGAGCCTATATCGGCCACGAGGCGCTGCAACCCCTTTGGTGTAATGTAAATTATAGGATAGTCATCCCTTTCGTCGTCTGAACCTCTATAAGGCTGAAAACGCAGTCGGCAGGAATATCCCTTACAGTTCAGTAAATCCACAAGCCACCGAACATCATCCTCCAAGAAACCGCAGGTATACAGCACAGCGTGAGGCGCGATGCTTTCACCAGTAGTTCTGTGTCTAGGTCCACAGAGGCTCCCGTCGTCGCAATACCATGCGGCTAGAAGCCTTGGAGAAAAGAGGCTCTCAACGAGAGCACGAGGTACTACCTTCTTCCCCTGTGGATACCAAAGCTGTCGCCATCTTTCCAGTTCCAGCGATCCCAGAGATGCTACCTGGACACTCTCACTAGAGTACCCTTGATAGGAACTGGTATAAGTAGCCCGTCCCGTCCATCCAAATCCAGCTAAGGCACTCAGTTTCAAGTCCAACCACGCCTCTTGCGCAACACTGTGGCAAAGACGCAGCGTAGCTCGCTTCCTAATAGGCTGAATGCAAAGATCCCCCAGTAGACTGCCAGCTAGTAGTTCAGCCTGCTTCTGGTTAGGGACGGGATCGCCTGTGGCTACTCGATCTCCCAACTCAATGTCTCTTGCCAGCTTCCAACCATCGCTAGTAAGTACGGGGTGGTCCTCCGTCATGAATATCCCACCAGCTTTTTCCCGACTGTGCCCAGACGCTTCTTTTAAGGAGATCCACCACCACCTACGAGGCCCCAAGGGAGTCTTGTGCCACTCCACAACATGACGCTCTATGAGGTTGCCATCAATATCTACAGACAACACGGGGCCAGGATCTCGGTCCTTAACGATGTCACGAATCTCCTTCGTCTGGCCTCGGCGATCCCCACCTAATTGAACTCTCGTCGTGGCTGCTAGGCACAAAATGTCTTGAACGACCCGTTGAATAAAATTTACCCAACCTGCGCCAAAGTCAGCGGCTTGGAAGACGTTGGCATATCTAGCAACGGCTTTGGTGCGACCCTTGAGCCTAAAATCGAGTGCGGCGACTTTGGCGCACATAGAATAAATTGCGCCCGCAAGCACAGATTCGGTGGGCCAAAATTTGTCCAACGCCTTATCACGAGAAAGTCCACGTTTTATAGGAATCTCGTCGGCAAGTTGGGCGAGATAAAAAATAAGTGGAGACTCCTCTTCTATCTTTAAATCCGCCCTATCCTGAATCGATAGGATAGCCTGTTCCTTTGGATTATCAGTCATAATCTGTCCACCAGTTTTCCATATATCTAACGCGATGTGAGTTCCTTAGTGCTTCTCTCCACTTCCTTCTAGTTCTCTGGTTAATTATTCGTTTATCCGTAAATCTCAGTCGTCTTGGTTCGAGCAAATCCATGTCATTTCGCCCGATTTCCAATTCTCTATCCTTCCCCATTTTACCAAATGCCTTCGACTCTTCCCCAAGCCGCAACGTCGCTTAACGCTCTTCCAGCGGCTTCCATATTTCGATAGTGCAACGCAATATTTTTATTCTCCGATAAAAGCAAGTCTTGATTGGCCTCAATTGCTTTGATAGTCAGTGGTGGTTGCGCACCTGCATTATGTAGATATAGTAGGACTCCCGTGGTCTGCACGGAGAATTCCAGGGAAAGGCGTTCTTGTTTGTGCCAGCCTCCCGACGTATCAATTTGGCAATTGAGGCCAATCTCTTGACCAACATTAAGTTTGTGTACGTGCGCTCTGATGAAACGATCTATGTGAATTCCATCAATCTGTGCTATTTCAATAAACTTTTTCCAGGCAGCCCTGATTTCAGAATACGAATTAGCATAATAACTACTATATCCAAAGCCGTGCGCTATATGAAAAGCGGATTCTTTATCTCCAAAATATCCAATGAATTCTCTATCTACATATCTAGCATTGATACCTAATAAGCGTAAGAATAAAACTAACTGCCTAGCCAAGTTTTCCCTGTTAGAGTGATCGTGATTACCAAGTATTATATACCATTCTGCTTTATTGTCAAGTCGTCTATCCCACTGTCTGATTTCCCAGCCTGCCCAATAAATCTGCTCTGGACCCAACTGAACGATGTTCTGTGCCTCTTGTAATCGAAAGATCCCCCTTCCCGCTGCTGCATCGCCATTGAGTGCTATTTGAGTTACGTCTGGTTTGAAGTTATTGATTTCTATTATAGCCCTGTCCATACATTCCATCAAAGACCGATAAAATTGCCCCGCGTCGCCAAAGTGCAGGTCACTCAGTACGAGGGTAGCTTTTCGCATATTATTTTATACTCTCTATCCAATGGGTAAGAACGTTCAATTTACCGTTTACTCCAGCACCTCCCGCTGCCAAGAGGATGGTCATCGTCGCATTCAATGAACTCCTCTTAGGCACAGGGAAAGTAATTAATCCAAGTCCAGAATTGATGATGTCTATATCAAAAGTAACCCCCAAATATTCATCGACTATTTGGAGATTTCCACCAGCAATTTGCCCATCATAAGACCAAGCCACGCCACTGATAGCGTGATAAGAATATATTCCTGGCCTTGGATATGCTATCTCTGCTATGGTATTCGCCGCAGGCGTAGAAACATCACCTGCTGCACCAGCAGGCGGAACATCATAACCTACAATATCAACTGCAGTCGCTGGACCACCTTCTACTTGTCTAGTTCTGGTCATAACTTTCTCCTTAGAAGAATTGGCTCATATATGGTTGCGCCTCAACAGCCTGTGCTTTTCGTTCCTCTAACTTCTTTTGATATTTTGCCTCTTCGAGAAGATCGAGCAAGTCCCTTCCCCAAAGTCCATAACGAACCGTATCTGGCACATCATCTCCCAACTGCTGTGGCTTGTTCGTATTGATGTCTCTATTATATGAAGCCATACTCGTGGGCGCATAAGTGCATCGTGGATGAAATCGCAAATGTCGCACTCCCTCGCCACTCAGAATGAAAGGAGCGACATGTTTGATGCCTTCCTCGATAGGATGAGTCGCCCCTACGGTATCTACATCTTGTTCCTCCAAACGGCCCCGAAGCTCCGCCGCAGATGAGTCAATATAAGCGACTTTCGCCTTCGGCCAACCTTTGTCCAGGACATTAGCTATTGAAACCTCAGCCTTTACATAAATTTCTATAAGTTCATCGAAGACATTCACAAAAGGTGGAATTTCTTGTGCAAGTAAGATTACGCGGGGGTGTGCCCTAGTGTAGCCATCATCCACCCACCACTCTACTGGAACCCCCGAAACATAGTCAGCTTCCTCAGTGACATTGAGTTCCTCAGAGAAATCTTCCCATACTAGACCCTCAAGGCTGACGAACATACCGCCAACTTCTTGTTCTCTAAATTTTCCTTGATAAGTAGTCAACAAGCTGGCATAATAAAGAGCATCGTTGTGGATATTCTCTGAAGTATCACAATGAAAGCGTTCCACCAATTTTCCACCGTAGATGTCTGCTTGCTTCTTGAATTCCTCCAGAAACTTCTTATCGAAATCTTGTTTGACGAAAACATCGTACAGCCAGTGATTTACTCCAGACGGAGTGGTAGTCACCCATCCCTGTGGCCGAAAACCAGTACGAATTCTACCACAAAGGACATCGAAAGCATCCCTGCTATTACGCATCGCACCTTCGTCGAACCAGAAAAAATTCACGGTGGGGCCACGCCAGGACTTTGGCTCGTCTATACCGCCATAGAGTATTCTAACCTCTTTTCCATTTATGTCAAGGAGTAACTCTTTTCTCTGGGTATATGGGTGTTCTAGGTGAGCATTCTTTACCCTGCTCCACGGCAACCACTTAGAAAACTCTGGCCATGTTGAACGAACGAAGTGTGGAAAGTTGGGCGCAACGATAATGCCACTCTCTCCCTGACCGACCTTTTCGATAGCCTTTACAGCCCCAATAGCTGTTTTCCCTGCACCAAGTCCAGCTCCGAATAAGATGAGTCTGGCTTTACTGCGTAAGAATTCCGCTTGTGTTTCGCTGGCTACGAATTCGACGGGCATTATAATACGATCACCAATTCGTCATCCACAGGTTTAGATTCCAGGACTTTTCCCTCTATGGTATCCTCAAGAGCGGGGGCCTCCAACAGAGGGCGAATAATTGGAGGCCCCTTTTCAGCAGGGAGGAAGACGACGAGACGATCATCTTCGTAGTGTTTGACATTGAGAGTGAGTTCTCGATTTGTCAAGCCGAGCACGTCTAAGCAAAACTTGGCAGCTTGTACGGAGCCAGTCAACGCTTGCTTGACCATTGCCTCATATATCTCGGCGAGACGCTCACCGATGTAAGCACTTGCAATATCGGAGACGGATTCCCACCAACCAGGCTCTAACTTCCAACCTTTGAGTGTGCTGAGGGCTACTCCCAGAGTCTTGGCTATTCCAGAGTCAGTATCGCAGTCTTCTGGTCTTTCTGACTCTGGCACGGTGAGCAGTTCTTGGTATCTGCGCTGTCTATATGTCCATCGCATAGTGTAGTTATTATACTACAAAGCTTTATAAAATGCAAACAAAGAAACCACCGAATGGTGGTCTCAAGCGAGGAGGACAGGGGAAGTTATACAATGGAGCGTGGAAATTGTCAAGTAGTTTTAGTCGCGGTTTTGAACCACCAGCAGAACCATCAATGCCAGCAGAATCATATCTACCACGATGCCGAACCTTACTAGAATTTCTAATGTCTGTATGAAATCTTGCGTCATCATCTTGTTCTCCTCGCATCGCCCCTGGTGTATGGCCCCGCGATATAAACCTTTTTCATTCTACATTTATCTTTTCTGAGTTGTCAGCCAAAAAATCTAAGAGCCTTGAAATGCTCGGCTTGCCTACTTTTTGGCTCCTCTGTGAAAGCAGGTGCAATCTTTCTGCTAGTCTCTCTAATTTTTCAGGAGTCTCTGAGTTCACACGCAGGGTAATTGATTTTCGGCTCATAGTTTCCTCTTCTACTTAAAGAAATTATCTGGCTCGCCAATCGGGATTAAATGAATAGGCGTTTCTTGAACCCCTCGTATAAGTATGTCCTTAGCTATATCTGGGTAATCATCCCTGTAATCTTCGATGCTATTCTTTATAATGAGTCGTAGGCGTATGATTTCTTCTTTTAATTCTAGGATTTCTTTTTCAGTCATAAGTCTATAATCTCCTTTCTTGCCATCCCCCATTCCTTGCGATAACCAGCTAATACAACTCTGGAGGTTTCGTGAATATCGAGCATTGGTCGCACCTTTGCCCAAGGCATATCGCTGGCCCAGGCGATCAAATCTTCTGGATTATGTAGGTAGTAATTCAATTCGGCGTCGAAAACCTCATCATAGGTTCTTTCGCTAGGAAAGTATTTGGGATTAGCAAAGAACTTAGCGATGTCCTCTGCCAAGGCAAGCACAGGAATTGTATATTTCTTGCCATCTGAAAAGGTTATGAGTAGGTGATTCATTTGGCTTTTAATCTTTCCTGCATACATGAACACGACCATACAGCCCATCCCCAGCCGCAAATTGGACAACTATAGTTCTCACCGCAGTCACACAAATAGATCATCTCTGCTGGCTCTGGCTTGGGTTCATTCCAATTCCATTCAGGATGATTGCACATCCTTCTCGGTTTAGTCCACGCTTTACCTATCATTAATCTCCTCCTCAGGGAATATGGAATCAAGTATAGTCTTAAATTCTTCTGGCGTCATAGGAGTTGGTTCTTTATTGTATGCTTCAGCCCATTGCGCAATTTGGAGCAAATAATTGGCTCGCTTGCGAGCATTACTCATAGATTCATAAACTTCAATACTGTGAGCAGCTCGTTCTTCTGGCGTTCCTCTTTCAGAGAAATCTAATCGATGCACTTGGCTCTGTCTTTCTTCGTTCATTTATGTCCTTCCACGGCCTCACTTAGTCTCGTGTTCGTGAGGCCATACCCAGCCTGCTATCCTTGGGCCAGATTCGAGCCTGGGTTATTCCTTGACGAGCCAGCTATCACCTATAGTGACAATTACCGCTCCTCGTGGAGCATCCTTTACACACAGGGTGTAAAGAAGATGGCGATATTGGTTCTCACCAAGCGTTGTGGTTTGCACTTCCGCCGTGAGTTCAAACGGTAAATTAAGGGCTGCCACGCTCTTCACTTTCTCTATAATCTTACCAAGGTCGGTACTCTCGATTTCCTGCACCATCATCGAATCCTCCTTTTTGTTTGCCGATTATTTTCAGTCATTTTTCCTATATGGAGTTACGAATACGGCGAGTGTCTCAACTGCACGGTGCATCGCTTCGACGTGCCATGTATAAGGAGTCACATTAGTTTGACTGCAGGAAATCAATACCTGCTCCCGATGATGCTGAATCTTATTCAATAGTGCTTCGATCACATCATTCCACAGTGCCAGTGCTTCCGCTTCCGTGGCCTCTAGGTCTTTCCATTTAGTCATTGTTCCTCCTTTTGTTGTTTATTCACCACACCTGGATACATCACTCCATTGACCATCCTGCCATATCTGAATAGTGTAGCGGCCATCGCCGGCGAGCTTCGATAGATCTCTTGAAATATTGTAGCCATCCTTAAGAAGGTCGTCTTCAAATTCACCGCGTCCGAGGCTGTAAAACCCAAAGATGCCAAGTAGAAGAAGCGATATCAAAACAATAGTACCCAACTCTACCTCATGTTTAGATTCCCATCGTTGCCACCGAGTCTTTAATCTCATTATCAACCTCCTTTTAGATTATACCACAAGGGCGTGCTTTTGTCAAATTCTAGCCCTTGATCTGAAGGTCAATTCCATCACTCGATCTGAAGGACAACAAAAAATCAAAACGACTGGGAAAACATCCAGTCTGTTTCCAAGTAAGATATAAATCATCAAGCGCATCCCTCGTTCCCTCATCAAATGCTCGTAGTTTAGTTGTCAATTGACCAATAGTAGTCCAAGATCCCATTCCAGGAATACGCCAACTTTGCAGTAATCCGCATCGACGGCAAAATCGAGCAGGTAAGACTTTGCCCCACAGCCATTTATGCAATCCTAACCAACATAAGACTCCCCCCATCATGTTCTCCTCCTTTTTGTCTTCGTTGGAGAGTATAGCATAAAGACGTGCTTTTGTCAAATTGCTGTTTTGGACGTGTAATGAAATGTTAAGTTTCTCTAATTAACTCTTGCAATTCAGATTTTGTCCACATGCGCAGTTCCTCCTTGGCTCTTCGTAGGATGCAGGCCCCACCAAAATGTGGGGGTGGGAATGGCGCACGAATATATTCCTTCCATCCTGCACCAATATAGCCACATTTGTCATCCTGAAAGAACCTATCCGCCTCTGCGTCGAGTGCTCTCCACGTCAACGCCACATATTCGTACTCCATTATTTATTTTCTCCTTCTTATGAGTGAATCCATTGTAACATAAAGACGTGCTTTTGTCAAATTTCTGTTTTGGACGTGCAATGAATACTTTTTGATTTGCTGTTTTGCGCGTGCAATAAATCATCTAGCGGCTACTTGAATTGCATAATCCGTCGTCCAAGCCACTCTATAACAGGAACACAAACTGCATTTCCCAGTTGCTTGTATCTCTTGGTATCACTTTGTCCCGCCGTCCAATTATCTGGAAAGCCTTGCAATCGTTCGCACTCCGCAGGTGTGAGGCGACGGACGCCAAAACCTGCTGAATGTACTGCCCCTACATATTCTTCAATTCCAGGATGTCCGCCAGCCTGTCGCCCTATATCTGCACCGATTGTTGGAGCTAGTACATGCTGATTATCTGTTTTGGTATTATTCTGTATTAGCATTTGATGCTCAGGTATGCGACCAGCTCTTAGACTTCCAGCCTCGTTGTATTTCTTGATTCCATACTGAGATTCTTGATAGATTATGTGCTGATTATTTGTTCTGCTGGCATCAAAATCGTTCTGCTGATAAGCTATGCCTTGATAACTATGACTCGCCCCGCTTCGGAGAGCCTTCATATGGTCTGAGGGAGTAAGTTCACCAGATTTATTTTCATGCCAAGCCACTAGTCCTTGACTATCATTCCCCCCACCAACTCGCAAGGTAGTTAATCCTTCCTTATACTCTCCAAAGCCGCCTGGAGCAAAGGGGGTAACTCTCGCCCCCGTTTCTCTGCTCGGCGGAGTATTCCTTGGGCCGCACGTCGGCTCAAAGAGTACTTCGGCAGCACATCCGTCTCCAAGATGTCCGACAATGAACACACGGCGGCGTCGCTGGGCCACTCCGAAGTATTGAGCGTCCAAGATTCTCCAGGCCGACAGATACCTGAGTTTCGCCAACCCTTGAAGGATGGTGGCAAAGTCCCGTCCTTTGTTAGATGATAACAAGCCTGGAACATTTTCGATGACAACCCATCCTGGTCTAAGCTCTTCAAGAATTCGATAGAACTCAAACCAGAGTCCTGACTTGCTTCCAGCCAATCCCTCGCGGCGTCCGGCCACCGATACGTCTTGGCAGGGGAATCCTCCACAGATGAGATCAACTTGTTCGAGATTGTGTTTTCCGCATTCTTTGACATCACCATACCTCTTTACATTAGGCCAATGTTTTTCAAGTATATTATTACAAGCTCCATCTATTTCCACTTGCCCTTCACAGGTCATTCCTGTACTCTCAAATCCTAAATCAAATCCACCTATTCCCGCAAAAAGGCTGATAAAGTTCATCTTTGTATTCTCCTTTCCGAATCATCATTGTAGCATAAAGACGTGCTTTTGTCAAATTTGGATTTCGTAGATTTGCGCGTGCAATAAATCATCGAGCGATGTCTCATACGTGAGTGCTATTTTTATGGCTGCAAAACATCTCTTTCAACCTTCTTAATTCTGTGCCCACTACTTTTGATAGTTGCTGGGCTTCCTTTGCTAACGCTTTACAATATCGCGGATAAGCCTGGATCGCCCACGGTTCGGGGTCGTCGTAGGAAGGCATATCAATCTCCAAATTCGGATCCCCTTGTGCTTGCCATAATACCTCGGTTATTATGCGTAGACCACTAACTTCGCGCTGTAATTCTTGGATATTCTTGCGAAGCGAAATTTTACTTATCATTATCCTAAATCCTCTCTATAGTTGGTTGGTTTTCTTTTAATACGCAGAAGAGTTTAGCACAAAGACGTGCTTTTGTCAAATTTCTGTTTTGCGCGTGCAATAAATCATTGAGCGGTGAAAACGACACTATTTTAGTGGTCTGGGCGACCTTCGAGCAGAGAGGACCCATAATGTGTCAAGTCCCGCACCAGCCACCACCGGCACCACCAGCACCACCAGCCACCACCGGCACCAGCCACCACCAGCACCACCGGCACCAGCCACCACCAGCACCACCGGCACCAGCCACCACCAGCACCACCGGCACCACCGGCACCAGCCACCACCAGCCACCACCAGCACCACCAGCAACGAATGCAACGAATGCAACGAATGCAACGAATCTTGCATCATCATATACATAACCACATCGAATCGCCCCTACAATCCCCTCCATGCTAGAATTGTCGATGAATCCTGCACGAGCAAACGATACAATGCTATAATATACCATAGTCAACGATAACCCATAGAGTATCATAGCCCCTCGCCTACTGTAGTGCAGCCTCGTCCACTTGACATAATTTTCTATCATCGTTTGCTGTATTCTATGATATACTACACTCCCCTGCACCGCCACGTTGACATAACGAAGCATCGATCCCACGTCTGCGAGTATAGTCGTTTGCTGTATATTGCATTATACTCTATGAGAAACTGACACGGGTTTGACACAAAAATTGAACAGGATTTGCACAACTATGTGGTATCATAGTCATAGTGATACAACAGACCACCAGGAGGCTGACAGAATGACCAAACCAGATAGAGTAACCAGATTGATCCGCATCATCGGAATCCAGGCTGAGATAGCTGGATGCAGAAGCCATGAGAATCCAGAAGCCAAACGCCTCGACGCCCTACACTTGCTCTTGGCTGAAGCCAGTAAAGATTTGACCAACAGTGATCATACTAGAATCTTCTCCGCTGGCTGCCGGGCACTTCTGTACTCAACGAAGATTATGCATGAATGGGATGCACGAGATGCCGAAAATGACGAATTTGACCGTCAACGGAGGCTGACAGAATGAGACAACAGCGACTAGGCTACATAACAGCACATGGCACAATGGCATGGTGGAGTGAGATTATGCGCCTCCCACGACAACGGCGCATTAATCACATCGGTTGGGCACTTCGATGGAATTATATCAGCGCAACAGCCGCACGAGAACTCAACGCATTATTGGACAGGAGAATGACAGAATGCTAACATCAACGATCAGACTACAAGAAGAACGCGCAAGGAAGGACGTCATCAAATCCTGCTTTGACAGCTTCCGGCCCTACACTTGTCCAGGCTGCGAAGACTACCCTCGATGCCAAATGGCAAAGCAAGATCGGGAGGCTTTGCGGAACTTGGCGATGATTCTGAAATTGGGGGGAAAATGACCACAAGACTAGCGAACACCATCAAAATCAGTATCCCAGATATTCGGGCAGAGATCAAAAAGCTGCCGAATACACGAGATTCTGATCCCATGTGTCGAGATCAATTCCTGCAGTGTTTCCGGCGCGAGTTGAGTTGGTGCGTTGCCGAAGCGTTGCGGGCAACCGAAGGCGAAGTGCTCTTCTCAGATCTGCAAGTGCCAAGTCAGGCGAACGGTCAATACAGCATGAATTTCGAAGTATTTGATCGGTCAAGAGCACAACGCAACGCCTTCAACTTCCACGGTCAGAATACCAGCCAGTGGTTGTATGCTGGCTGCATTCTCTATCAGGAAGGAGAAGTATCGACACATCATTAACAGGATACCACAACCGAATATCCGAGGCGCCAGCCTCGGAGTCAGCCTAGAAAATCGTTTCTGGACTGACGCGGAGACTGGAGAATCAACGAAAACAGGGAGGGCAAAGTGAAGAAATGGTATATCGGGCATAGAGGGGGAATCAAAGAAATCTTCCAGGCGGGGAGCGCACCAACTGAGGAAAGTCATGGCCACCTCTATGTAGCAGCTATTGGCCCCTTCCGCACGAAACGGGCAGCTATTTGGGGCTGTCAGTATGATGCCCACTGGGCCACTATAGCTGAGGCTGAGAGAGCAGCCAAGAGAGACGCGGAATTGTCGGCATAGCAGGGAAGGCCAGTCAGTGAGGAGCTGGCTGGCCAAACCATCATAATCGGTAAAGTGGGGGCAGGGGCCAGGCAGGGGCCACGAAAACGGCGAAACAGGGAGGCGCAAAGTGAACGCACAAGACGCCAAGAGCTTTACTGGTTATAGTATGGCAAACGCCCTGAGAGTGGCCGCAGCAGCCGTCAAACGGGGTTGTCAATGCCAGCCATATGAAGACTGGTACACGTACAAACGCTGGTTGGCCCAGGGATATCAGGTCAAACGTGGAGAGTATGGAGTGAGATTATCCACGTTCGTTGAGATGACAAAGACCGATGATGACGGAAACAAAGTCACCGTCGGCAAACGGCCTTGGACTAGTATTGTATTCTGCCGATGCCAAGTAGAGGAGAGCACAAAGTGAGCAAGCAAGAGGAGATCAATCGGACGGGCCAAAAGTATATCGAAGGATTGCGGGCCGTAGTCGCGCAGTTGTGGAAGCAAGCTTGTGGCCACGACGACATACCATCAGGGAGCAAATTCGTGGTATTCTCTGAAGACAACCCCTACGTGGTATTCTACAACAACGTCATGAAGGAATTCATGGAGGCCAGGAAACAGTACTGCGCTGGGGGATATGTCGGATTGAAAATCTATCAGGGGAGGGCAAAATGCCGCGCAACGTAAGGAACTTCTGGGTCGAGGCCGAAGTAGAAGGGCGAAAATCAAAAATCGCCTTTGGGCCACAGGGCAAAGAGGACGGCTTCCGTTTGACCGTCTTTATGCGCAACAAGGGCGAAGTCGAAGATGTCGCTCATGTAGAAGGCGCGAGCATCGAGGGCAGGACTTTGATGCTTTGGGTGGACTGCGCCGGCGAAGAGGTCAAGATCAGCCGCGAACGGTGAAATCATGCCAGCCGGAGGCATCGTATCCGGCAAGTCAAAACACAGGGGGTGAAAAGTGGAAGACTACAAAGCTCGCGTGGTAGGCTACATTTGGTGGCCGAACGGCATGGAGTGCAGCCAGGAGTACCGATTCCTCGCCGAAAATGACGAAGACGCGCTCGAAAGGATCGAACGGGTGGCAGGGGACTTTTCAGAGGTAAAAGACTTTGAACTTTTCAGGCGCGAGAACTGCCTGCATTGTGGCCACGTCGTCTGGGAATGTGTCAGGGAATTCACCAAAGAGGGGGCGTCGATTTACCTTGAGTGTATGGCGTGAGGAGGGCAACGATGAAGGGGCGATGCGAAATCTGCGGACGTTGGATCAGGGAAAACACCGACGGCAACAATCGCTATTGCCAGGGGCATTCGTACTTTTCCGTACAAGTATTCATCAAACAACACCCAAAGTCGAAGCTGGCCAGGATGCAGAGAACGTATGGACGAAGTTGAGTCCACAGGAAGAGGGAGAGAGTGAAAACCATCAGACGTAACACCAAACGCGCCAAACGAATCTTTGAGTTGGCTACCAGTTGTAGGGTATGCGACCTTGATAATTGCTTTCATCCAGAGTCGTTGCCTTTACCGATTGACTGGTTATGGGAGAATTACCAAACATTCAACTATGCTCGGCTGCGTGAGAACTCTGCCGGACATTTTACGCTCCGCGTTCACAGCAATCTGTGGTACTACATCGAAAGCACTGGATAACACAGGGGTGGGATAGAGCACCTGCTTGTAAAGAAACTTGAGTCCCACCCACTCAACTCTCAAGTAGTATAGGGGTGTAAAGACAGCGAAAAAAGCACAATAGGACGAAAAAAGCGGTGAAAAGAGTAGATTATGCTACGAAACACATAAAAAGGCGTCGAAATGTAGGCTCTAAAAGACCAATGAACAAAGAAAAAACTGGAATTGAGCGTAGAAGGTAGTGAACAACTGCACAAGGAAGCAAGGAAAACAGGGAATCGGGGCCTCCTTGCAAAAAAGAAAACAGGGAAAAACAGGCAACGAACGTAGTGACTATTGTTTATTGCTGTCTTTGAGGCAGAGGCATAAAGACAGTAGATAATGATGAAAGAACACAAAGAAACGATACGTTATGGTCAAGTAAACATACACAAAATGCACTATTGCTAAAGTTGATAGGGAGGGACTCAAGGTAAGAGACCAATGAACAAAGAGAAAACTACAGAAAACTGCGCGTGGCGTAAATGAACGTAATTGAGTACCTTGAGGCACTAAGACAGCACAGGGTGATAATAGAACACAGAAGAATCATACGTTATGGTAAAGTAAAGATACATAAAATGCACTATTGCATCAAATATTCAACTATACAAGACCCTGTGACCATTATGATTAAACCCAGTTTGACATAATAATAGATGAATCATACGCGATTTAAAGTGACCAATGGGGTACAACTCCTGTGCGAAAACCATGCAATAGTGCATTTTATGTATCTTTACTTTACCATAAGATGCAGTTCTATTGTAGTTTACAAGCACCCTGTGCTGTCTTAGTGCCTCAAGGTACTCAATTATGCTTGTTTATGACCACTACCAGTCTTTATCGGTTGTTAAAATCAAGTTTACATTATTGCATGAGAACGCTATTTCCCTGTTTTCTATGCTTCTGTGCATTTCACGCCCTCATCCTTGCGCAATGTCACTACTTACCCGTTTTCTATGCCCCTGTGCAGTTTATGTATGCGAGTTTTCCAGACACCTTGATCCACCGAATTTGACAATTCATAGCACTTGTGCTACGATATAATCATAACCACTGAACCTGATAAGCGGAATAGTTCGACACAAAGGAGAGCAGAAATGAATGGGATTTCACTGGCAGGACTCGATAAGGCATCGGTGTTAGCAGCACTCTACAACGCCAGTCGGCCTCTAGGTATGGGATTCTTACAATACGATCCCAAGCCGATGACTATTGAGGAGGCCAAGGACATCTTGACACATCAAACGTACTTCGATTATTTGAAGGGGCGCGTGATGAAGATCGACCTCTCGGAGGATTCGCTACGCACTCGGCTGTATGATCGAGATAACGGCGAAGGTGCAGCAGAAGCGGTGCTCGGACACTTACGCGAGACAGGAAAGGTAAGTGGAGGCGGGGTCAAAGCTATGCACACTCAGGGGCTAAAAGAGGAGATCAAAAGAACGCGAGACTTCGCAGATACACCCACAACATTTGGGACGCTAGGAGCTTTTGCTATTCTCCAGCTCGGTGGTGAGGACGTTGCCGAGGAACTCGGAGCGGCCTTGGACAGAGCGGAAGAGGTATAATTGCACGGCTGAACAAGAGGTCTGTGCTACGATACAATCAAAGTTAGCTGGCAGAAGGAGACCACTGTGGAAAAGCAACCAAGTTGTGAAGTTAGTCTTATCTGGGCCTGCCCTCGCTGTGGCAACCGAGACGGGGACACACTCGTCCACTCACTACGCCAAGGATACCTCCAGTGCAAACGCTGCGGCAAGTTCTATCCTCGGCCAACCGGAGCTACCCAGTGGACCCGCCGGCCCAGTGACGTGGCGGCTAGTCCATGACTTATGATGAGTGCATGGATTTACTCGACTTCCTGAACTACCGACTACGCAGCTTTCGCAACCCCTGGTACACCTGGGCCATCGATATCACCTGGGAGAAGCTGTTTCGATGGGCCAAACTACTTGGCTATACCCCGCCAGCGAATAGCTGGCAGAAGGAGACAGTACCCTTGTTTGAATGGTGAATGATGCCCTGTTTCCCTGATATGCCAGGCTGGCTGCGATTCGGTAGCTGGGACCGATTCCGTGGCGATGAAGGGGGGCTTCCTGGAACTCCTTTGTTTAGATCAAATAAGGTGCGGAATCTTCGAGCCGATTTCTACTGGACCAAAAGTGCCTGGCTGCGTTGGGGATTGTGCCTGATGCGGCCCTACATCATCTGGGATTCGGCCAAGGAACTGACGTGCCCTGAGCATGACATGGTGGCTGACTATTTGACTAGACATTCAGAAGCGCGTGCTCTATACAGACCAGAGCAAATTGGTGAACTCAAATATTACGACATCCTGGGGATGGCCGAAAAGATGCCAAAACGAGACCAAAGTTCGTCAAGTTGACAATTCATAGCACTTGTGCTACGATATAATCAAAGTCCAAAGGAGGCAATCCCATGACCGAAACCCGTGAGCAGAAAGCGCAGCGGCTGGTGGATCAGGGCTGTATCGAACTGAGCTGCCATAGTTCCCTCTACACGGAAGCCTCAGTGCGAGGAGACCATAGTCTCTATAATACCTGCGTCTTGGCCAACGGATACTTCTACTGTGATTGTGAGTGGAGTCGCTACCATTCCCATACCGACGATCTCTGTGTCCACGCACTCGCGGTCAAACTGACCGTGGAAGCGGATGATGAGGCGGAACGCGCTCACACCGAGACGCTGCTGAACGCGCTAGATGAAACATAGGGCATCTGATCTAAGTGCCCCGCCAGCGAGCGGATAACTTACGCACTCGCGGTCAAGTTGGCCGTGGAAAGGGACATACCCAAGGATACCGACTTGTCAAAGGAGGAGACGTGCAACAAATCATAGAGGAACTGAACAAGGCCCTAGCACACCTGGTGAAAGCGGAAGAGAGACTTGACCAATTCGATAAATCCATCTTAGCATTCGACCACGCCTGCATCTATACTGACGGGGCAGCCTATAGGGTCAGATATGTCCTGAAGATGCTGAAGCAAGAGCAGGAGGCAATGAAGATGAAAGAACCGTGGGAGATGAGACGCGATGAATATGCGGGGACAGCTACAGGAGACGAGGCAGAGGCAGCCATCAAACGTTTGAGTATAGAGATGCCTGGTTTTGTTGGGAGGCAACGGTCTATGTGGCCTGTGGGAGGCAACGGTCTATGTGGCCTGTGAGACGCTTTTTTGGCAAAGCACATCGGTTGTTGGTCTTAGAAGCCCTAGCTGCTGGCAAGCCTGTGCCCCCCGAAGTCCTGATCGACTATCCTGATTTAAAGGAGAAATGAAATGGGCTATATGCGACATCACGCGATTATCGTCACCTCGTTCGGTGAAGACTGGCTAGTGCCCGCACACGAGAAGGCAATAGTGATATTCCCGATTGTGAGTCCTATCTTGGAATCAGGAATGAATCATTATCTATCATTCATCATACCATGTGATGGAAGCAAAGAAGGCTGGTCTGCATCAAACGAGGGTGATGAACGAAGGGACAGATTCATCAATTGGCTTCATGCCCAAGAATACAATGATGGTTCTTCGTGTCTGACCTGGGCTGAGGTGCAATATGGAGATGAGGATGGAGAGCAAGTAGTTCTTCGCCATAGCAACTGATAGGAGAAAACATGAGAACAAACGACTGGTACGAATGCACCGCACGCGAGGCATCGTCGCGCGGCGACCAAGCTCTTATGAGGGCAGCCCAAGCCGCGCAATTTGCGGCACAGCCTTTCGAGGCTTACATCGACGGCGTCATTCGCCACCTCAATGGTGCTCTTGTTGAAATCGACCGCATCGTTCAGAGCGCGATTGAAGACGGCGACGACCCGCGAGCGTCCGCCACTCACGTTGCAGAGCGGATCATCAATACCGTCACCTGGGCGGTCGCAAATGCACAGATCGGGTACTTGGTCACTTCTGCAGCGGCACTCGACGAAGCGGCGAAAAAGTTACCCAAGGAAACATAAGCAGAAGGGAAAAGTCCGATGTCAACGAGTTGGGAGATTCTAGGAGTTCGCCAGCTCCTTGAAGAGTTGCAGGCCGACGCTGAACTAGGCCGCCTCGTTCGTGGGATGCGGCGGGGCAGCACATTACTCCATACTACTGACTGCAAGAACAGGCCAGATTGGGTAGCAAGCTGGAGCGGTGGTGGCGGCTGTATAATCACCAATAGCGGCTCAGATGACCCCACCGTGGCCCTACGTTCGATTCAACGAAAGGAGGAAGACGATGCCTATACCGATACCTAGCCTGCGAGAACAGTTGTTGTGTGTCCACGTCGGTGGGCCAGCCGTTATTAGTGGAGACCATTACGGTTTGCTTATGAGTATGATAAACAAACTGGAGATACTAGCCGAGAAAGTCGAGGCATTGGAAGAGCAACAAGAGCTTTGTTGTGGTGAGTGTCGATTCTTCAACCGCACATTCGCTTGCTGTAAGGTTTGTTCTGGAGAGCGCAGGAGGACTCCAGATCACGAAATCTGCGATGAATTTGAAGCTCTACCTCCTGTAGTGAAAGCCGTGGAGCCTAGCGATATCCGAATCGCCGAACAATACAACACGGTTATCCGCAACCTGTGCAAAGAGCTTGCCGAGGCTAAAGCAGAATGTGGGCGACTGTGCAAGGAGAATGACAAAGCCAAGGCGACGATAGAAAGGCTGCGGGAGAAGCGGGGTGAAAGGGAAGACTTGTTGACAACTCGTAGGAGGGTGATTCTGCGACTATACAGGCGGCGTAATGAACTGTGCAAAGAGCTTGCCGAATCCAAGGCGACGATAGAGAACTTACGCAAGGAGTACGACGTTGCCAAGGATGACCATGAAGCATACAAAGAGGAAGCACGCAACAGAATCTACACTCTGCGCAAGGAACGCGACGAGGCTGAGGCGGCCATAGCGAAAGACCTTGAACACACGATTATGTGGCGTAACCGTTGGAGTCTAGCTCTTGAGGAGCGTGACCGAGCGGAAGCCCAGATCAAAGAACTAGAAAACCATATCCTACGAATGATGCACAAGGAGGCGGGATGACGAAGAACGAGACTAAAGCGTTCATCGTAATTCTCATTGTAGCAGGTGTGTTCCTATCCTCGGCATATTCAATATTTTAGGTGAACGCAATATCCTCGACGGCCTACTGGCAGACGGATACGATGTAGTCATTGATCGTTCGATTCGGCCTGGAGAGGGGCGTTACATAGTGAGGATTTGGCGGGATGGTGGCTGGGTGGCGGTAGAAAGATGAACGACCAAGCACAACTATGCTACGTGGAATTGCCCTTCGTGTGGTTCACGATGAATCTGCGTGAGCAGTCAGGCGACGATTGGAATGATGCACCCTACGACTGCAATGCTGGCCCTCCAACTTTGAGGCGTGGACAAGATTGGAAAATCTTTCGTGTGGCCGTCTTTGCCAATCCTTACAAGCATCAATTGATGACTCCAGACAGTAGTCATTCCAACACTTGGTGGTCAGTCGATGATATAAATTCAGGAGCTGTGCCCTGGCTGCGCCTAACTGAATCAGACTGGAATCCGCAATCGATAGCGACACTTATGGCTGGCATTACCTACTCCGAATTCAAGGAATTCGCTGCTCGTTATGGGTTGCTCATCTGGCTTGACGAAGCACTTTAGCCAAATTTGACAAATCATAGCATCTGTGCTATGATATGCTCAATCAAAGGAGGCGTAATGCAAACCCTAGACTTTGGCGAGATCATGGAGAACACCGCATATTGGTACGATAATTACGATCTGATATGTCCCTACTGTCACGGGGAACCAGAACACGACTGTTCGACGTGCGGAGGGGAAGGATCGGTTGAGTGCTCAGAATGCGCGGGATTTGGTATAGTAGCTGATCGAGAGTGTCAAAAGTGCAAGGGAGAAGGTGGTTTTCCTTGCAAGGACTGTGGTGGTGAAGGTGAAATATACTGTGAACAATGCTCCGACGGCCACTTTGAGGTCATGTGGAACACGGCCTATGAGGTCAAGGTCTGGGATGATTGGCTAGACGTTGATCGCAGCAGTCCCAAGTGGAAGAAAGCCTACAAATTGGCTTGGGATAATGGCTTTTGTTTGATCGAACACAGGTGCAAGCAATACCTCCTTATGGGTATGTGCGGGCAAGATTGCACTTGGCTGATTCACTACACCAGGTGGAAGTTGCAGAGTTTCCTGGATGAAGAGGATTGTCAGCAGTGTATCGGATCTGGTGGCTATGTCTTCTTACGCGACCAGGAGAAAAGGCGCGAACTCTGTGAATATATCAAGGGCCGACTAACGCCACCAGAAGACTACGCCAAAAGTTACGCCTATGACATCGCCAAGATTGATCGTATCTATGAATGAGCGTACTTGGGTTAGAGCAACAGATTCCGAAGGACATAGCATCATCGCCGAGGCTAACCACGATGGCACGTTTACCACTTGGAGTTACTCAGTGTATGGGGCTATTGGAAGTACTGGTGAACCACTACCAGGAGTCACCATCTCACCCACGACGAAGCAAGATAAAAGCGACATAGATCGACTGGAAAAGATGTTGGCAAAGTCTGAGAAGCGTAGTCAAGCATGGTACAATTGTTACCGAATAGCGCAGGGACGATGACTGATCGACTCGACGTTGGCGACGGAGACAGTATTCCGATGACCCTTTCCGCAATTCAACCAGGAGACTACATCCGCAGTCAATTAGCCCCACACATCGTCGGTCGCGTAGTGCGGCGTGGCGTTGTGACCCGCTATCCTGCATTCATCATCGAGAACTATAGGGGCATTCTAGCCGTGGTTTTGGAATCAGATACGGTGATTCTTGGTTTGAGCAATATCCAGGACTTAGAACAACGCATCAGCGACGAATTTGACAAGGCATAGCACTTGTGCTACTATATAGTCAGGAGGAAAAATGAAACGTCCCATCTGTGTCAAATGTGAAACAGAGTTCCAACCATTCAAAACAGGGATAGCAGTAGTAGATATGTTCTCATCACCTCCAGAGCCATACCAAATATGGCTGGCCGACTTATTCGAGTGCCCCGTGTGCAAAGTGCAAATCGTAAGTGGATTCGCGGATAGACCGTTGGCACGTCATTTTGAGGCTGACTTTGAGCGTCGTCTATTGGAAAGTGGTGGAGATTCTCCAGTGTATAATTACGAACGCACAGGTGAATAGTTGGCGAAAAGGAGCATTAGATGACACAAGAGCACGATCCGCTTGACAACGTTGAGAGTGCTATGGCTGATGTCAAAAAGGCATTACAGGAGATAGAGGAGAAAGAAGCCATCGGCCAATTGGCTGTCCAAGGCTGGAAGGACTATGCTGCTGCACTTGACAGATGGCAGGCAGCCCTGGCAGGCATCGGACTTTCTGTGTCTGTCCCGCCAGCGGGCGATTCATAGGGAGGTGGGCGAATGACAAGACTGACATTCCGGCAGGGCTTGCTCTGCATCGTCGTTTGCCTGGCCCTGCAAGCATTCCTGTGGATATTGGAGATGGGGGCATGAAGGAGGCAACAACATGAAAAGTGCCTGTGCAATCAACTATTCTCATAATGGTGATTTCTTCAACATCATGGTACACAGAGGTGGTGATTATGGCCCCGACTCACAGTGCGAGTTGTGTTCTCTCACCAAGCAAGAGGCATGGCTGGTCGCTAAGTGGGCCGACGAAGTGTTCAACAACAAAACTTACCGCTTTACTGGCAGCAGCCCTTGGGGGTGGACTATCTTCCTACCTGAACGGGAGGTGAACGAAAGGCCATTAGAAAAGTTCGGGCCAATCGAGCGTTTAGTAGAAGCCATCGGTCGCCATCCCACTGCAGAAAGCGACCCCGATGTTATCGATGCAATCAACGCTGTAGAGGATGCCCTGAAACAGGAGGCCACCGATGCCACTGACTGACGAATGGATCAAAGAGCAACTAAAGATCTGCGAAAAGGCGGTTCCTCCTGGCCAACTCGTAAGAAGTTCCGATGCTCGCTTCATCGCTGCGGCCCGCGAGGGCTATCCCCTGGTGCTCGAAGAAGTCCAGAGACTACGTCGGTCTAAGGCTGATATGCTAGCACTCCTTGAGGGTATGGCAGCCAACCTAACGGCTATGAGAAAGTCATTCGAATGAGGAAGGGTGCAGTCGCCGAAAGGCGTAGGAGTGAAGGGTTACGGGGGAGGAACTACCCTGACCGTGCCCAGATCGGGTGCGATTGTACCCAAAGGAGGAGCGATGACGAAACTGAGTGAGGCCCAGAAACGGGTGCTGACGGCATGTTGGGTTACGACTGGTATCTGGATGAATACGTGGGGTGGCCGATGGAGCATAAGCTGGTCTGAAGACGACACTGGTGAGCATTTTCAGCCACAACGCAAGACTGTGGAAATACTGGAGGGCTTGGGATTGTTGCGGCGCGATCCCCCAGGTCTGGCAATCAACTTTGAGTACCATCTCACCGACAAGGGCCGCGAGGTGGCGAAGGAACTGGAGGAGCAAGATGCCGAAACTGAGTGAGCGCGTGCCGTGGTATGAACAGACTAGACAGGCGGCATGGAGCAGGGAACTGGCCCAGGAAGTGGAGGCCCAAGGGGAGCGGCTCGACATCCTGGAGGGCAAGTACCAGCAAGCCCCAGTTGACCGCAGGCTCGTGGAGGAGGCACTGGCCACAGCCCTAGAATGGGAGAAAGGGTTTGTAGAGGATTCATGGGCACTCTCCAACCTTCTATTGGTTATTGACCCCCTCCGCCGCGCCCTGGAAGGAGACCCGGATGACCAAGACTGACGCCGAATGGCGAGCACTGGATCAACGAATAGCTTGCGAGATTATGGGGTTGCTTACCTGGGACGACCTAACCCCTGCGGAACGACAAGACTACATTGACGTTACGCCCAAAAAGTTCCTCGACATGTCGCTGGAGCGGTGGAAGAAGAACTATTGGAAGCGCCAATATGAGTCTGTGTTCCCCCTCCATGCGTTCTCTGGCTGGCAGCCCCATCTCGACGTGGAACAGGCACTGAGGGCGCTGGACGCGGTGAGAGTCAAGGGCCACGACATAAGCATTGATCAAAAGACTGGCGAGCCTCGGTGTTGGGTAACGATTTGGATGGAGAATGCCCCGCACATTGTAGAGACACACGATCTTTTGCCAAAGGCCATCTGCTTGGCAATCGAGCAGTGGCTGGATGCTCAGGAGGAGGAGCAACAAGATGCCCAAGAGTGACGCCGAGTGGCAGGCCCTGGACGAGCGGCTTGCGCGAGAAGTGATGGGGTGGCACAAACGCTTGTTCTGGTGGTCAGTCGATGAGTCCGGTTGCCCCGTTAGTGTGCATTTGATTCCAGGCTGGCAGCCCCATCTCGACGTGGAACAGGCACTGGAGGCGCTGGATACAGTTGCGGATAAATATCCAGGTGTAGGATATACGCTGGAACGTGCGACACCAAAGCGGCTACGCGGCTATATGTGTGCCCTTGGGAATCCCGATGCGCCTGAAACTTTGGCCTTTGCGCCTACTCTGCGCGAGGCCATCTGTCTGGCAATCGAGGCATGGCTGGACGCTCAGGAGGAGGCGCAAGATGGCTAAGGCAGTCTTGTTGACCGTGAACTATCAGACCGAAGTCGTGAGATGGTCATTCGTGGATGGGGAACAGGCCATATCGAAGGCCCATGCTTTCTGGGAGTCAATTGAGAAAGATTGGCCTGGTTATTCCTCGGTAGTTATCGGAGACGAAGAGGCAATAAAGGAACATGCAGAACGCATTCTCAAGACTTTGGGCTTGGGAGAAGCAAGATGACCCTGGCTGAAGCTAAGGCCGCTATCGAGGCCCTTCCTGGCGTCCACGAGGTTACTGAGTTCGTCGTGCGCGACGACCTCGCCAAGCCAGAGTATGTGCGATTCAACATCTACTGCACCAATCCTGACCTCCTGGAGACGCTACGAGACATCCAAGAGAACTTGACACGAGACTTAGACTGTATGGTTTTCATCAATCTGAAATTTGACAAATCATAGTGATTGTACTACAATAATGGAAACTAAGTCTTGAGGGAGGCGAATAAAATGCCGATCTATCGTTTCTCTGAATCAGGCACTTTCTCTGTCTTAGTCGAGGTAAGAGCCGAAAACGAAGAAGAAGCCCGTGAACTCATCGGTGATGGTGAGGGAGAGGAGATTGAGAGTTCATTGCAATATTATGATCCCTACTCTGAGCTTCAAGAGGTGATAGACGAAAGCCCTATATTGATTATCGACTCTTGTGACCATCCTGTTGGAGTAATGGTAGAGAACAAGGACGAAACGAGAAAACAACCACCAACTTAGGAGGTTAGGAAATGCCTACTGGATATACCGCTGCCATTTGTGAAGGTGAAGTAACGTTTCGTGATTTCCTATTTAGCTGCGCAAGAGCCTTCGGTGCTTTCGCCTCTATGAGAGATGCGTCGTTAGACGAATCAATTCCTGACCAAATAGAGCCTTCTATATGGCAGCTAAAACGGCTCCAAGAATCTCTTGAGTCCTTGGTTACGATGGAGTCTTGGAGTGACGATACTTGGAAGGAAGCAACTATAGCAGATTATGTGAAAAAGATGCGGCGGCGTCAAGAGGCAACAGAAAAGAATACTGTGCTACTAAGTCGCTACAATGCGATGCTGGAGAAGGCGAGGGCTTGGCTACCTCCTACCGAGGAGCATCAAGGATTGAAAGATTTTATGATCAAGCAGTTACAAGAGAGCATAAAATTTGATTGCAGTACAGATTTTTCAGAACCACGGCAACTCAGTAGCGCAGACTACAGACATAAGAGGTTGACCTGTTGTTTGGCAGATATAGAATACAATGCTAAAGGTTATCGAGAGGAATTGGATCGGGCCAAGGAGCGGACTGAGTGGATTCGGGCACTCAAAGATAGTCTAGATGCCTAAAAAGGGTTTCCAAGTTGGCGATGTCTTGATACATCCTTCAACACAAAGCTTATGGGCTGTGATCGAGGCAGAACCTGACTTAGTGCTACGTGATCCTTATGGTCTAGAACCTGACCGTCGTATGCCATCTTTCGTGGCGACAACAGTTGTCTTTGGTGAAGTCTTCAAATTCGCTTGGCATCACGAAAAAGAGAAATATGACCGCAATTGAAACCATCCTCTTAGAGTATGCTGAACTATTCTGCACTGTGCAGGCTTGGGACGATGGTGACTTGGCGATGGGTCGGTATACAGTCGCCATCGGAGATCTGATTTGGTTTATGCCTGATTCTCCTGATGAGATTTGTGAATGTGGAGGAGATTGGCTAGAAAATTGGTGGTGGACTCCAAAGGACTACTTTGGAAAACCTCTCTCTTTGGATGAACTGCCAATCAAGGTGCTCAGGAAAATCATTTCTCTAGACGAGGAGGAAAAATGCCTATTTATCGTTTTATTGAGTCCGGTAATTACTCCCGTTTCTGTGAAGCTGAGGCTTCTGATGTAAAGGCGGCATTCAAACTCCTTGATGATGGCTTAGTCGAGGAGGTCGATGGGTCGCTAGAATACCGTAACTCCAAAGTCACCTTGCACGAAATTAAATTTCACAAAGGAGAATATGAAAGGATGCAGGAGATGACTAAGACTATCTCGAATCTCCTTTCAGAACATCGAAACTTCTTTGCCACTGTAAAAGCCTGGGACTATGGTGATTCGGCAGAGTACCCCAGATATACGGTTTTTATCGGAGAGGATGTTTGGTTTCTTCCTCAAGAGGATACTTGGAAGTGTGATGGTGTATGGGGAGCTTGGAAGTATGATGGTAAGTGGGGTCATGATTATTTAGGAGAATTGATTCCTTTAGATAAATTGTCTATTAAGATGCTCAAACAAATCATCACTTTAGGTGAAAAAGGAGCCTGAAATGCCTACACCAGTAGATTTCGTTGGCACAGTGTCGAGAGGATCGATAAGTGACGCGGAATTGATCAAGACGTTCGCTGCTTTTCTCGATTACTATTGGCCAGAAAAGGGGGAAGAACTTCGTTGGGAATTCTCGGAAGTCTTTGATTCATTGAAAAATCCTTCTCATTGGACAGATGATGAATGGGAGCCACCCGAAGAGCTTTCTCAGGTAGCTGGTGAGTTGGTGAATGTTATTTATTGGGACGCTCTAGACGACCTATCTCCAGAAGGTTACTTCTTTGGTGAAAACCCAAAGGATGCTAACGATATTGGCTACTGGCCGATTGGAGAAGAAGATGAGTAGTCTAGTAAAAGTTGTTTCAATATTTTGGATTTTCTCGACTTGGTTTAGGATTGTTTCTAGTAGAGATAGCGAATTTTCTTGGCCACTGTTTATCTTTTCCGTGTTTACAGGTCTCTGCATACTCGCTATCCCTTACTCTTGAAGCTTATGTCCAAGATAATTGCACTTGCTTTTATGTGGTCGTTTTTTGAGATGGGGTTTTGAGGAAGAATCGACTTCGGAGAGGGGACGAGATGAGGTACTATACAAATTATCAATTGGACCCTAATGCAGACGATTGGTCTCGCTTTATTGATGGAAGTAGAGCCAAAGCCATTCAGGATTTCATTGAAGACGCCGCACGGGGGTATGGTTGGTCAGATTTAAAGAGCGTCTGGATTGGTGAAGGTAGCGACCTTACCTGGTATAAACACCAAGAGGACATGATCGAATTATCTGTTGCCTTCCCCAATGTGCTTTTTACTTTATGGGGTAGTGGTCAGGAATCAGATGATCTTTGGAAGGAGTACTACTTCGGTGGAAAATGCCAGGCAGTAAAAGGAGAAATCATCTACCCCACCTTCGATGAGAGCCAGTTGAAGTGCCTTAATAAAGAGTGTCCCTCCTGCTACGGTGAGGGCGTTCTTCACGCCGATGGATATGGAAGCATCGGTTGTCCCAGATGCAATGGGGAAGGGGAAATAGATGATACTGAAATGTCCTAACTGTGACACTGAGTTGCGACTTATGGTGACGCTAACGTTCGTGGACGTTCAAGCGAAAGGTGAGGTTGATGAAAGTGGACTCGCCCACTTTGTATTCGGCGATACAGGTGTGCGAGCGGGAGATCGAATCAACTCGATCTACTGTCCAAGCCCGTCATGTGATTGGACGTGTGAAGATGCTTGGGAATTTCTACGATTGGAGGTAAAAAATGTCTAGATTAAACAGTGTGTTATGGGAGCTATATTTACGAGGTGATCCACGAATTTCGGTGATCGATTCCTTTCAACAAAACTCGCTCTCTTACGTCAAGGTTGTCGTCAATGACGGCAGCCATGATATTATGGTTCAAGAGATAACTGGATACCCCTTTACGTTTCTAGGACATGAAAAAGAAGCGTTGAACGACGCCATAGAAAAAGCTCTCGTAAAGGCAGCGGATATCATTACACAAAGGGCAATTGCACCAGTGATAAAGCTATTCGATGAAACTCTGTAAAACCTGTGGCAAGGAATTCGTCGATTTCTGCAAGCCTTGTGCTGTGCGAGCAGCTATGCGAAACATCAGGAGACAAGATGCTCTGAGAGGTTTGGCGTGTAGTCAGAAGCAGACTCGCCAAGCACGAGGCAGAGCACTAATCGAATTAGACGATCCAGAGCTTGCGACCAAGATCGTCTTAGGAGATCCCGATTCATACCTCCGAAGGGCGTCTTTGATGTTCATTCGAGACAAGGAAACCTTGATGGAAGTCATATTTACCGACGATGATTGGCAGGTTAGACAGGTTGCGATTAGTTGTATCAAGGATACGTCGTTGCTCAAAGAAGTTATGAGGAGCTTTGCACAGGAGAGCACTAATTATCGGTTTGCGAAGGAATGTTTGGAGGGATTGAAATGACAATAAAACTCTATAAAGGAGACTGCTTGGAAATTCTACGAGATTTCTCCAGTGACTCTATCGACGCCATAATCACAGATCCTCCATATCCAAAGAAGTTTCTCTATCTTTATGAGGCTATAGCAACAGAAGCCAAACGAATCCTCAAACGGGGTGGTAGTTTTATCGCTATCACTCCTCATTATGCACTGCCAACGATTCTGGAAGCGGTAGGAAAGCATCTAAAGTATCGTTGGATACTTTGTATGTGGCAAGCCAAAGGGCCACATCCTAGAATGGCGATGGGTATGGAAGTCTTGTGGAAGCCTGTGGTTTGGTGGGTTAAGGAGGCTTGGCCACAGGGAAGAGGTTTCGTCACCGATGGTTTTGAATGCCCTTCACCAGAGAAGGGATTGCATCATTGGCAACAGAGTTTATCTTGGGCGCAGTATTGTATACGATTTGTTCCTCCAGATGGCGTCGTTCTCGATCCCTTGATGGGTGCTGGCACTGTGGGTATTTCTTGTCTTGATACAGATCGATCCTTCATCGGTATTGAATCATCTGATGAGACTTATGCTAAGGCTGAAAAGAGACTTGAGGAGCATTTGGCGAATTTGACAAATCGTTGACATTGTGCTACTATATGGTTCAGGTGGGCCGGAGTTTATGGGTTATCATATAGGAAGATCCCACGAACAAAGACACGTCCACCGTCGTGGTTGGGGTAGCTCAGTTGGTAGAGCACTAAACCCGTTGGGCATAACATATCTGCAAGGGTCGAGGTTCGACGGTTATCCATGTTAAGGAAGAGGTCGCTGGTTCGAGTCCAGCCCCCAACCAATTCGGGCCGAAGTAGGTGGGTTATCGTAAAGTAAAGACAAAATTCATAACGTCTCTTTTCCAAGCAGCAAAGGCAAACAGCAGGCAAGGTACAAGAAGCGTTCTGAATTTGGCATACTAAAATCCACTTGCAATAACACGCCCGATTCAAAGGAGGATCGATGTATCAAAGACACTTCAATGTCCGAAAGACTTCTCAGAAGGAGCCGATTCCAGGTAGAGCAGATATGGCCGTCAACGAGGCTGGTGGCTATGTCTGGGATGTAGACGACTGGAAGCGTCTCGACAGGTTTCTGATCTTGGGAGCCGAAGGTGGTACATATTATGTAAAGGAGCATAAGCTGACGCGGGAAAATGCAGAGGCGGTGCTCCGTTGCATCAATGCCGACGGCGAGCGCGTTGTAAAGCAGGTCGTAGAAATCTCCGAGTCTGGTAGAGCACCAAAGAACGATCCTGCCCTATTCGTCTTAGCTATGTGTGCTGGACTGGGTGATGCAAAGACGAGATCCGCTGCATTGCATTCGTTGAATCGGGTAGCCCGCACAGGAACCTATTTGTTCACCTTTGCTACTTATATCCAAGCCTTTCGTGGCTGGGGTAGAGGACTACGTGATGCTGTAGGCTCGTGGTATACCGAGAAATCGGCTGAAAACTTGGCCTATCAATTGGTGAAGTATCGACAGCGAGGTGGTTGGACTCACCGTGACTTGCTGCGATTGAGCCATCCTGAGACGAACTCCGCCGCACATAAAATTCTTTTGGATTGGATCTGTCATGGCAAAGAGTGGTTGATGACCGTTGTAGATACAGGAGAGCAGTGGCAGAAGTTCGTGGTCGGCTACGAGCTGGCATCCATCACTGATGATGCGAAGGAGATCGTGCGGCTGGTTAGCGATTGTAAGTTGCCTTGGGAAGCTCTTGATACCAAGTGGTTGCGCTCCCCAAAGGTTTGGGAAGTCTTGTTGCCTAATACTCCCCTTTGGGCATTGATGCGTAACCTTGGTAGGTTGAGTGACATTGGACTACTCGCCCCCCTTAGTGAAACATCAAAGTATGTAGTGCAGAGATTCTCTGATGTTGAAGCTCTAAGCCGTTCCAGATTGCACCCATTTACTATCCTATTGGGAATGCGCACCTATGCTGCAGGCCACGGGGCTAGAGGAAATCTGAAGTGGCAACCAGTCTCGCAAGTTGTGGATGCTCTCGATGCTGCCTTCTATGAGAGTTTCCAAAACGTAAAGCCAACTGGGAAACGTTTCGTCTTGGCCGTGGATGTCTCTGGAAGTATGACCTCTTCTATGGGCGATAGTCCACTGACGGTACGTGAGGCAGCAGCAGCTATGGCTATGGTAACTGCTCGAACCGAGCCAAACTATACAGTGGTGGCCTTCTCTGATACGATGGTTCCTATCGAGGTCTCACCGCGAGAGCGTCTCGACGATGTAGTCAGGAAGTTTGGCGGGCTTGCCTTTGGAGGCACTGACTGTGCATTGCCTATGCTGTGGGCTTTAGGTTTAGATGTTTATTGTACTCGTTACCCTCGTTATTGGAGTCGCCAACTGCAACCGCAGGTGCAGCAAAAGCGCGATGTCGTTCCCGCAGATTGTTTCATCGTCTACACAGACAACGAAACTTGGGCTGGGGATATTCATCCAGTGCAGGCGTTGAAGCAATACCGCCGTGAAACTGGAATCCCAGCAAAACTAATCACCGTGGGTATGACCAGTGAGGGCTTTACCATCGCCGATCCAAATGATGTTGGAATGCTAGATGTGGTAGGTTTTGATTCCGCTTGTCCGCAGGTCATCCAGCAGTTTATAGAGGAACCAACAAAGGAGGCGTGATGAACCCTGAAGGGGTAGTTTCTTTGCTAGAGCGAATCGGTCAAATGATTTCTCCCGCTGCTCAACAAGTGTGGATCATCACAGTGCGTAATATCATCGTTCAAGGCTACACTTGTCTAGTTTGGGCTGTAGTTACCTTTCTAGGAGCATTGGTTTCTCTCAAAGTAGGTTTTCATGGGCTTGGTCTTCAAAGGAAATGTGATCGTGAGCATTGCAGGGAGACGAATTCTGCAAATGACTTCGTAGCAACTGGCCTTTTCCTTTTTGCTCTATTTGCGGTCTTGTTCGCCATCTTGATTACCTCCGCAGTTTCTTATCTATCCGTTCCTGAATACTATGCGATGCAGCGACTGATTAATATGTTACAGGGGAAATAGAGGGATTCTTGATAATCGCTTATGGGATTCAAACCTGGCCTGGAGCGATGACGTGCCCGTTTTCCTTGCCACATCCATCGGTTAGATTTTCCTGCCGTCGATGCAAGTTTTGCTGGTGGATACTCTTGGGTATCACATCAGATGATTGGGCGGAGGTTCGTTGTCCACAATGTGGGGAAGTAGCCTTGTTGCCACCAATAGCGATTGAGGTATTCTAAGGAGGAAAAGTGACGACAAAACTTAGTGAACGAGTGCCCTATACTGACACGCTTTGGGCGAATTGGCTCAAAGAGTTAGCTCAACTTGTTGAGCGTGGGCAGGAGGAGAATTGTTGTTTACGCGAAGAATTGGCACGGATTGCCAAGTCTATTTTGAGAGGAGAAATCGGTGAGCCACAAACCTGTGCCGAAGTTGTCTATGAGCCACAGGACTATGACGAGGCTGTGTCATTATGTAAAGGCTGGAGGCGTCTTCCAGAAGACTACCCTTTTCGGCCCCTGCTCTGGGAGTTGAGGAATTCAGAAGGCACTTGTACTTGCGATGTTCGCGGACACTTACCACCGTGGGAAACCATAATGTGGCCCGACCTTCTCAAGGAGATGAATGAGCCTTGTAGTGGAGAGTCCCCAGACTTCTATTTGACCTGGAGTGCTAACAACTTGAAATGGTTGTGCTCTTCTGCTATCCATCCGTTCCTGCGACAATTCGATAAAGAGAGTTTCGGTGGTGCTGTTTGTGGTGCTTATCTGCGCTTGAAAGGGCACAAGGATTGGGCTGATCGGTTGTGTCGATGAATTTTAGTCGAGATTGGAGAAGCGGTGCATCACTCAGAAAGGTTGGATCGATAATTGTCTTAGAGTGTGACTATGATCCTGAGTTGATCGAGCAAATCAAGGAGAGAATTCCATCTTGGGAGAGAACTTGGAATCCAGCAACTAGGCAATGGGAATTTGCGGAAAAGCATACAAGGTTAGTTCAGCGGCTTGTTAGAGATTACTTGAATGAAATAGTGTCTATTGAGGAGAAACTATGAAAAGAATTATGCAGCGAATGATAGGAGTCGATATTGAAAGTTGGCGTAAGACTGGCGACTTAGTAGATCAGGGAAAAATTGCTTCGCGGGCAGCCTTCGTTAGAGAAGCGCACACGAGGCATTTGCAGGAATACTTTATCTACGAATCGTTGCCCCTTGAGGATAAAGTCGCCGTGCTTATGAAGAACTTACAAGAATTGCTAGAGCGTTTGGGAAAGTTAAATTGCTCATAGCCACCAAGATTGCAGATACTTTCTTTGCCACCTGTGAAGCGCATGGACTCAATCCAAACTTCGTCGCTTCTCATCTGGTGACGGAGCACTCATTTGTTTTAGATGTAGAACTGGTCAAGCCTTGGAAGAGACTGTATTCGTCGAATTGTCGAGACTTGCGAATCTCCAAGAACGCAACTGAGACTATAAGGGATTTGTCAGTTCTATATGACTGTTCCAAACAAGCAATCTTGACTGCACTAATCCAACAACACTTACCAGTTCTACAATTCTCATTAGTAGTCTATCCAGTGTTGGAGAAGTTAGCAGATAAAAAGTTCAGGCCCTGTGTAGGTATCTACATCGACATCTATGAAACTCTTTCAAATCTGGCGAAGCGAGAGGGAGTAAGCCGCACCAAATTAGCCAAAGACATTTTTGTCTCGCTTGACAGAGATACCGTTTTAGAGGTTGCTCGATCTGAAAAATTCCAGTCTTATTCCAAGCAATTACACGATAACGCCACAGTTATGAATCTTCCAGAGTCTTTCTATCTTTCATTGAGGGAGGCCAAGGATCGTTACAAAGCGAATATGGTCACTTTGGCCTCATTCATCCTTCTTCAAGAGTTTGAAAGCATAGCGTCGATTGATTTGAAATCGGAGTGGCGTGATTTTTTGTGGGATTCATCGTCATAATTATTTTCGCCTGTGTCTTATGGGGAGTCTTTTTGATCTCCTATGTTTCGTCGAAGCTGAAAAGCGAACCAGTAATCCACGATCAAACAGTTTGGGAACCAGAGTTATTCTTGCCAGACGATGGGCCTGATTTCTATGAATACGAAGAGGATGGTCGAGTGCGAAGGGCAGAAAAAGGATCAGATACTTACACCATAATCTATGGGAAACTAGGTGGGAGGAGGTAAAATGGGTATTCGGGAGGGCATTATCGAGCAACTGTTAAAAGCTCCACAGGAAATCGAGGAGGCTGAAATACGTTGTATCGATGAGCAGGTGCGTTTAGACAGTATGAAGCGTGAGAACTTGGAGTCAGCACGATTGATTCTTCAACAAGCTGAGTTTGATGCCAGTGCTCTAGCCTATGGTTTGGACGATCCAAAAACGTCGGTAGTGAAGGGGCGAAACGCAGAAATTCGTAAGATTGAGTTAGGAAGGTTTCTATCGAGGGAGAAAGGATTGGTGGATGCACAGGAGAGGGTGAATGAAATAGCGAGAAGGATGGCGAAGGTAGAGGCGTATTTGGGGATGTTAGAAGCGGCATTACATGGAAGGCAGAATACATTGAGGGCTAATATAGCCCTCGCACAACTCTTAGGAGGAAGAGATGACTGACTTGATCAAGAAGGAAGAGTTTTTGCCAACGGCAGTTCCAGAAATCCCCGACGACCTAGTAGGGGAAGGTATGGAAGCCTTTGGGAGAGCAGATTTAATAATCCCTCGCTATATCAAGAGGGAAGCTCTCTCAAAGATCACAGAAGGTGAACTTGGTTGGTACATTAACAACGTAACTAGAAACGCGAAACCACTAATTAAGGCTGTTCTCTTGCGGTTTACCCACGGCAGGGCGATGTTCGATCAAAAGGCAAATCTGTTATGCTCCAGCAATGATGCACATACTCCGATGGAACGATTTCGTGGTGAATACGCCAAGGTATGTTCTGATTGTATAAATGCCAATTGGGGAAAGGATCGAACCAGACCTCAGTGCCCCATTATGTACAACTTTCTTTGCTGGGACTTACAAGAGAACAGTCCCTTCATGCTGTCGATGCGTGGTATGAGCGTCAGACATGCAAAGAGAATCTTGAGTGAGTTCAAGATTCGTTTTAAATCGGTTCTCTTTGCAAGACCTGTGGTGATATCTTCCATCGGCCCAATCACAGGAGACATCGGAACTTGGTATGAAACGGTGATAAATGTTGACGAAGAGGCGTCGAAGACCTACGATTGGCGTCCCTTCCGCGATAAGTTCCTCGAACTCCGCGAGTTCCAAGTCACCACCGAGGTCGAGACAACCGTAGAGACTGAAGAAGAAACTGGCGTGGTCGAAGAAGAGGAGGGTGGGGATATTCCAGTATGATTAAATTGAGGAGAGTAAAGTGAAATGAAAGTATATCTAGCTGGCAACGTGCATACCAATTGGCGTCAGGAAATCATACGATGCTTTCCTACTATCGAATTCCTTCAACCCTACAAAGACGATAAAGGTAACTTTGTAGCCACTGAAGAGGGCGTCAGTTTGCTGCCTCCAGCACATTTCACGCTGCGAGATTTGCTTTTCATTGACAATAGCGATGTGATCTTTGGGTACATCGCTCCATATGGAAAACACAATAGGCATCACGGCTTGATGATCGAGTTGGGTTATGCAAAGGCTCTACGCATTCCCATCGTTCTCGTGTGCGAAATGTCAGAATTCGATATGGCTATAGAGATTGCTGACGTTGTGTTTTCCACTCTAGTAGATGGTGTGAAGTTCTTGAATTTCCTGATCCGAAAGAATCCAATATAAACTTTCTTTGACAAATAAAGGCTTCTGTGCTATCCTAGTTTGTGCAACCCTCGTTGACGAGGCAGGTTGGCCTCTGCCCCTCGTGGTGAATGCGGCGTAACCACCACGTTGAGGTTCGCCGAAATTATACACTAAGCAACGAGGGGTTTGCCTTCTCTATGGAAGAAAAAGGAAAGTAACTATGAAGAAGGTACGTACTGTGTATCTAATCGTATATGGTAACTACTGGCCTTCAGAAGTTGAATCCGTATGGTCTAACAGTAAAAAAGCACAACAGCGGCTTGATGCACTAGGAGGCGAAAAGGGAGGATGGAGAATATATGAAATTCCCCTAGATGATGCGGAAAAGGATTTTTGTGCCATTTTATAGCCAAATACATCCTTTGGGGTGAACGGGATGAATGAATATGGCGCGGGCGGCGTGGTGGGAACACGCTGAACAAAAACCTCAAGTGTACGCCTGTGGGTCAGCAAAGTCGTAAAAAGCTCTAGCATAGCCGAGTATAATGATGACCGCGTGACGAGCGGCCTACATACTCACAGTGTACGGGTCAGGCACGCACATAGCAGGTTCGAATCCCGCACCGCGCCTTTAGAGAAAGATAAAACCATTCCTTCTAATGAGATAAAACTTGCTCCTAGAAAACATCTTCTCCGACATAAATCCCAGTGAACAAATCTTAGTCACTCATCGGCCTCACGCAGGGGTTGGTCTTCTGCCTGGCGAGTTGGTCGATGGTGTCTCAGATGCTCTCGCTTATCGAGATAAGTTCAAGGATCACGACTGCTTCTTCGGCGTCGCTCCTCGAATCAGGGGCCTAAAAGAGACAGTCAGCAGAGTGACCTGTGTTTGGGCAGACATCGACTCTAAGGACTTTGGTTCTTCAGAGAAAGCTAAAGCGTCTATCCAAGCCATCCCTGCATCTCCTACTTGTCTTGTCTTCAGTGGTCATGGATTCCATTCCTATTGGAAGTTGCAAAGTCCAGTAACACCTGAAAAAGCACAGGAGATAATGCGTTCTTTTTGCAACACCATAGGCTCAGACCCAACCCACCATGCTGGATGGCGTTTGCGTATCCCAGGGAGCACTAACTTCAAGGAACCCGATCATCCTGTGCCAGTGAAGGTGATGGAGTTCAATGATAATCTCGCTTACGATCCCAATGACTTGTTAAGATTCTGTAAAGTTTCACAGCAGATCAAGAATATCATGTGGTCTGGAGAGATCACTAATAAAAAGCTCTGGGATTATCGTTCTCGCAGCGAGCGCGATCTAGTCGTAATAATGGAGTTGGTAAAGTGTAAAGTCTCTGATGCTGGAATAGAGCAACTGTGTCTCTCCTTACCGTTCGGTGAGCGAATCCAAGAGGATGGTGGCCTTCGACTTTTACACAACTACGACCTCCCCAGGGCAAAAGATCGTGCAAATAGAGCGCTATCAACTAATTTTCAGGAAGATAAAAATAGTTGTTACTGGTACATAACCGAAACTAAACGTAAAAGAGTCAGTACGTTCGTAATAGACCCTAAGAAACTCCTGAGGTCTGTAGAAAATAACGAGGATATAATCTTTGGAACGGTGCGATCACTCGATAAAGAAGTACCCAATCAAGCTTTCCCACGTTCGTCGTTCAATTCAACGATGAACTTCTTGAAGTCTATAAAGGACGCTGCATGGCAATGGTTGGGGACAGATTTTGAGATACGTAGTCTCCTTCCAGCTCTCACAGAACGACTTCGAGAAGATGATGCACCAGTAGCTTACGGAACGCAAGTTTTGGGAAGGCAGAAGAACTACTGGATAGCACAGGGGATGACTTTCGATGCCCACAAAGTATACGATGACCACGATGCTCCCTACGTACATATCCATACAGGGCGTAATCCACCAAAGTTGAGTTATCAATTCCCCGATCCTGTGCAATATAAAAAGTTAGTTCAGGATATCTGTACTTACTTGCCAAAGATCAACCACTCTGATGTGATGACTACGATAATCGGTTGGTTCTTTGCAGCTCCGCTATCGACAATTTTCAGGGAGGCGAAGATTCACTTTCCTCATTTGAATATCGTAGGAACTACAGGGAGCGGTAAAACCACCACTGTAGAGGATATTTTCTTGCCTTTATTTGGCTACGATCCCCCAACGGCATATTCTTACCACACCACCAGATTCAGTCTGCTCGCCCTCTTTGGCTCGACCAATGCGATCCCAATCTCTTTCGGAGATTATAGAGCTGTAGCTCGTTCTCAACGTCACGCTGATTTCCTCGATATAATGCGCACCGCCTACGACTGGCAACACGATATGCGGGGCAGGCAAGATCAGACCACGGTAGTTTATCCCCTACTTGCCCCTGTGTGTGTCGATGGCGAGGACGCTCTGGAGGATAACACAGGGGCTATCAAGGAGCGAGCTTTGATCGTGAACTTGCATCCAGATACCATCAAGGAGGGAAGTGCTTGCTACGAATCTATGAAGACGTTGATCAAATGTCCTTTGAGACTATTCGCTGGTAGATATATTCAATTTACCTTAGAGTATGGACAAAAGGAGATTTCTGAAATGTTTGATGCTGCTATGTCTGAGTTATTTACAGCATTCCCAGATGTTCTACCTGATAGGCTGCGAAGGAATCTTTCCGTTGCTGTAGTTGGAATCAAATTGTATAACGAATTCGCTAGGAGGTACGAAGCAAAGATGCTAAACTGGGATCGTGTAGATTTTATGACTACTCTAGACAACATTATGTTGAAGACTGTAACGGGAAGCACAAGGATAGCTGTGGATAGTTTCGTCGAAGATGTAGTGAACTACATCTCTCTACGAGGGCCGCAAAGATTTCAATGGAAATATGACGCTGCGGAGAATATACTTTGGATTCAGATGTACGCCGCTTGGGGATGGTGGCGGGCGGAGCGGATAAGGCAGGGGCGTGACTCGATGGAATACAAATCGATTAGGATTCAGTTAGAGGAGCGTCAAAACCGTTATGTGACTGAGACTAAACCTATCAACATCTCTGGTGAAGTCCATCGCTGCACAGGAGTTCACCTTGGACGAGCGCACAAGTGTGGTTTGGAAATACCCGACTGTCTTTCGTTGCACGAGGAAATCGGTGATGTCAAGGAGGATTATGCCTGATGAAATTACATTTGCTTTTCGAATCGAACAGTCTTGAGGAACGCTTTCGCCGATTGGTCACTGACAGCAAAGAGGAAATTGGAGGGTGGTTCTTGCGTGGCTATGTTGAAGATCATGGCATGAGCTGGAGCAAACTCAAGAAGCTTGGTTTGACACCAATCTATGTCATTGAGCATATCATCATTGCGCCCAATCATGCCAAGAATCCAGAAACAACGTGGTCTCCTTGGGATATAGAGAAGGCCACCGAATTGTCCAGGGCCACGGCCAACTTCTATGGGAATTGGCCTATCCACTTTCACACGCACCCAGGTCACGACGACCAAACCTGGACAAGGAAGCCGTCGGACAACGATGTGTCGTTTTGGCAATGGCTAGGCGGGGCTTGTAGCAATAACTTCGGCTGCATCGTGACTGATCGACCTCTCAGGTTGTGGCCTTGGAGCGTAGACGTGAGGATCGCCGCGTCGCCAGGGGCAACTACAGTGACTAAGGAGTGCGGAGGATTCCTTTCTTGGCGAAGCAGGATACTCAGAGAAATTAAAAAGAGCCATATTGAATAAGATCTCGATAGTTGATCGACTGAAGTGCGAGATTCTTTCCTTACTAGAGTGTCGTAGAAAGAAGGGAATTGATACATATGGGCATGAGTTGACAACTTGGGTGGACAAGAAATCAGCCATCATTGATTTACAGGAAGAATTAGTCGATGCTCTTGTCTATGCAAAAGAGATTGAATTAGAGATGGAGGAAATACTAAAGACTTTGAAAGAATTGATGATCGAAGTAGAGACTTATGAGTACCCTTCACAGACAGGGTGTTTAGCGGTAGTCCGAGCCAGAAAAATTCTCAAGCATTTTACTGATTGCCGATAGGGGAAAGGGAACGATGAGTAAACGAACAGAGATTCTTCGAGAATTGATTGGATTGTACGAGAGTCAGTCTCCAAACTTTCAAGTTGAGATCTGGCAAGATCAGCCCAATACTGCGGCTAGAATATTTTATTATAGTTTGCGGAAACTTGGGTTCTTCGGCTTTTCCAAAGTCTGCTATCCTGATAAATGGGATGCAGATTATGGAGTTCGCATTGCTGTCTATAAAGCATTAGGAAAAATTGCAAAGGAACTGGCGAAGGATAATGACTGAATGAGGATTATGCCTAGTTGTAGAATCTTTAATGATGATTGTGTGGAAGGTATGAAACTCTTTCCAGCAGAGAGTATCGATCTCGTTATTACAGATCCCCCGTTTGGCATTAATTTAGTACCGCATCATTCGGCTTATAATCGCACGCAGTCTCACGTAATGGAAGGATATGAAGAAATTAAGGCTTGTCAATATTTGGATTTCTCTCGAAGATGGTTGACAGAGGTATATCGACTCTTGAAAGATTCGGGAAGTGTATTCATTTTTTCGGGATGGACTAATCTCAAAGATATTTTAGTTGCTGTAGATGATGTAGGTTTCACTATTATTAATCATATTATATGGAAATATCAATTTGGCGTTGTTTGTAAGAGAAAATTTATTTCGTCTCATTATCATTGTCTTTTCCTCTGTAAAAATGACAAGAAGCGCAAATTTTTCAATAGTGCAAGATTCAATAAAAATGATAAGACTGAGACTGGAGGTAGCGCACGATATCGTGATCTAGAGGATGTCTGGATAATTAAACGTGAGTATTGGCGCGGTGATAAAAAGACTCCTAATAAGCTCCCAACTGAGATCATTGAGAAGATACTCGCATACACGAGTGAATTAGATGATCTAGTTATGGATCCTTTCCTTGGATCAGGCCAAGTGGCTGTAATAAGTAAAAGGATGGGCAGACGCTACTTGGGATTTGAGATAGTGCCTGAATACTATGCTTTCGCCAAAGAACGCTTGGAAAAAGGCATCTATCGGATTAAGAGCGATGCGAGAAAAGATTATGTCTGAATTGATGGATTGTGTTTCTTGCCCACTCCAAGGACAGAAATTAGTTTACGGCCACGGATTAGAAAAGCCTCGATATGTCATTGTTGGCGAGGGGCCTGGTCGTGATGAGGATCGCCAGGGAGAGGTCTTCGTCGGCCCAAGCGGACAACTATTGCACGGGGCGATAAAACTCGTGGGTCTTGATGACATCTTTCTCACCAATACAACTCTTTGTCTTCCTACTGATATGAAGTATAAAGTGCCTGCTGCCTACTGTTGTCGGAATCGACTAATCCAAGAAATCAAAGAGCACGAGCCTGAACTGGTCATCACCCTTGGAGCAATCGCTACCGACCTTCTTTTGGGAAAGGGGGCGGGAATAACTTTACGCAGAGGTAGAGTGTGTTTTTCTGAGGAATTGCAGACTGAGGTGCTTCCCACGATACATCCTGCAGCGGTTCTTCGCTACTTAGATTATTATCGAGATGTTTTATTCGATTTGAAGAAATCCAAGTTTTGGTTTGTCCCATCCTATCGCAGTGAATACGATCTGAGCGATCCAAAAGTCGATTGGTCGATTGTCGATGATCCTAAACAGGTGTTCGATGCTTTGGCGAATTCGCCGATGGCAGTCTTTGACATCGAAACCTCAAGTCTCAATCCATTGAATTGCAAGATACTCTGTGGCGTCGTAGCCACGAAAGATAAAGTCTTGGTACTCTCCAAAGAACTAGCCAACGACGTTTCCTTTATGTCCGCTCTAGCTGAGTATGACACTATTTGGATAGGACATAACTTCAAGTTCGACCGAAAGGTATTGAAGAGATGTCTCGGCGTTGATTTTGAGTTCGATTTCGATACGATGCTCGCTCATTACGTCCTCGACGAACGAAATGCCAAGAGGAAGGGCAACCACGGATTGAAGCATCTTGCCAGAGTTTATCTAAACGCTCTCGATTGGGATGTAAAACTCACCAAGAGCAAGAGTTACGCCGACCTTCCTCAAGATGTGCTCTATAAATATACAATGTGGGATGGATTCTATACCTACAAGTTGACAGAGTATTTTCAGAAAGCCCTTGAGAGGTATCCCAAGCAGCGGGCTGTTCTTGACAGAATCTTGGTTCCTCTGGCCAACGTCTTGGCAGATGTAGAACTTTTCGGTACGAGGATCGATTTAGCAGAGGTACATCGAGTCGATGAGCAACTAAAAGAGGAGCTTGGGCGATTGCGAATCGATCTTCGTAAGCTCGTCAAACACGACTTCAATCCAAATAGCACACAGCAATTAGCCAAGATTTTGTTCGATGAATTTAGATTGCCACAGATCAAGAAACGCTCGACCGACAAAGAAGTCTTAGACAGGCTCAAAGGCCATCCTTTCGTCGATGAGTTGCTAAAGTATCGTAAGTTGATGAAATTGCATTCTACGTATGTCGTATCTCTGGCAAAGAGTGTGCAAGATAATAGGATACACACTCAATTCCTTCTGCATGGTACGGTCACTGGACGATTGAGTTCTCAAGATCCGAATCTACAAAATCAACCAGCGGATACTCCGCTCATTCGTAACTTCTTCATCGCCGACGAAGGAATGAAGTTGATCTATGCCGACCTGTCTCAAGCGGAGTTCCGAGTAATGGCCATCTTGTCTGGAGATCCCTTCCTAATAAATACCTATGAAAAAGCAGGCGATCTCCACGATGAGATGGCCAGAACCCTCTTCGGCCCAGACTTCAATCCTGTGGAGCGAGGAGTGGCCAAGTCCTGTAACTTTGGTTTGGCTTATGGTATGGGAATAAAACGGATGGTGACTAACGTCAATGTTCCTGGTGTCGACTATCATCAAGCTGAACGGATCGTTCGAGACTATTTTACTAGGATTCCTCGTTTCGTTCAGTGGCGTGGAGAGATTCAAGAAAAGATACTCAGAGAACGCTACTTAGAAACATCCCTGGGTAGAAGAAGGAGATTCCCATATATTCCCAAGAGGTTCAGGGAAGACATCTTTCGCCAGGGAATCAATTTCCTTCCACAATCAATCGCCAGCGACATTACCCTGCTTTCCTTGATAAAGATCGCTAAGAAAGGCTGGCAGGTGCTTCTAACCGTCCACGACTCAATCTTATGTCAAGTTCCAGAGAGCGTGGCACAGGGGGTAGCCGATGAAATCGTAGAGATTATGGAAGAGACAGCGAAGGAGGTTTGTGGGGAAAGAATTCCATTTTTAGTCAAGACAGCAATAGGAGATAGGTGGGGGGACTTGGATGTCTAAGACTGTGGCAAATCTAATCGAGGCCAACTGTGGTAACTGCGCTCATTGCCAACGGCTCTACTACGAACAGTTTATGGGATTCCTCTTGACGACGCCTGGTGAGAATCGACTTGCTTTGGGACGTTGTAAACTAAAAAGTTTGTTGGTGACATTGGTGAGTTCTTGCAGGGAGTGGGCCAATATCGAATTAACAAAGGAGCAAACAACATGATAATGAAAGTCAAAAAACGTGATAATAGAGTAGTAACATTCAATCAACAAAAGATTACCAACGCCATATTCAAAGCAGCGCAGTCGGTCGGTGGCGATGATATGTCGTTGGCGATACACAATTCTAACGATGTTCTCAAAGTTCTTGAGAAGCGTTTCAATACTCCTTCTGTAGAGGAGATCCAAGATGTAGTCGAAGAAGTGCTTATAAGAAATGGACACGCCAAGACTGCTAAGGCATACATTCTATATCGAGACCTTCACCGAAAGTTGCGTGATGTCCGTGCTCTGATAGACGCCAATGAACTTATCAATGGTTACTTAGACAGAACCGATTGGAGAGTTCAAGAGAATGCAAATATGGGCTACTCTCTACAAGGACTCAATAATCATATATTCACTGAAGTAAACCGCGCTTACTGGTTGAATTCTCTATATCCAAGAGAAGCCAGGGATGCACACATCAGCGGTGATTTGCACATTCACGATCTCTATCTCCTTGCGCCGTATTGTTGCGGGTGGGATTTGGAAGACCTATTGATTATGGGCTTTGGTGGTGCTCCTGGAAAGTTGGAGTGCGCTCCTGCAAAGCACTTCTCGTCTGCACTAGGGCAGATAGTGAACTTTCTTTACACAGTCCAGGGAGAGGTAGCTGGAGCAGTTGCTTTCTCCAATTTCGATACTCTCCTCGCACCTTTTATCTCTTTTGACAATCTTAGCAAGAAAGATATAAAACAATATCTTCAAGAATTTATTTTCAATATGAATGTGCCAACACGAGTGGGGCATCAATCACCATTCACAAATATAACACTGGACTTTATAGTACCAGAACATCTAAGAGAGCAGAATATCATAATCGGAGGTGAAAAATACGACGAATTCTATGCAGACTTTCAAACAGAGATGGATTTGCTCAACGAATGCCTGCTCGAAGTTATGTTGGAGGGCGACGCTTCTGGAAAGCCATTCACTTTTCCCATACCCACAGTGAACATCACCAAAGACTTTGATTGGGACAATCCTAGATATTTACCCCTGTGGGAAGTCACCAGAAAGTATGGCATTCCCTACTTCGCTAATTTCGTCAACTCCAATCTATGTCCAGATGATGTAAGAAGTATGTGCTGCAGGTTGTCTATTAAGCTGACTGATCTTATGCGACGCGCAGGTGGTTTATTCGGCTCCGCACCAAGCACGGGGAGTATTGGCGTAGTAACGCTCAATCTAGCAAGAATCGGTTATTTGACCAAGAGCAAAGAAGCGTTTTTACAACGAGTCGGCGAACTTATGGACATAGCCAAAGATAGTCTCCTGACCAAACGAAAGATCGTAGAGCGATTCACTGAACAGGGTCTTTATCCCTACTCGAAGCACTACTTGGCCTATACCAAAGAGCGCTTCGATGGTTGGTGGAGTGGCCACTTCAATACAATAGGCTTATGTGGCATGAATGAGGCTACGCTGAATCTTCTTGGAAAAGATCTTACTACAGAAGAAGCGAGGGGATTCTCCAAAGAAGTCTTAGAGTTTATGAATAGGCGACTTCTCAAGTATCAGAATGATTCTGGACAACTATTCAATCTCGAAGCCACTCCTGCGGAGAGCACAGCATATCGTTTCGCTCTTTTAGATAAGGCAGCATATCCTAATATAATTACTGCTGGGAAGGACGAGCCATACTACACAAATAGTACACAGCTCCCTGTGAACGCTACTGATGATTTGTTTCAGGCTCTTGAATGGCAGAATGAAACACTGCCACTTTACACAGGTGGCTCGGTGTTTCATACTTTCCTCGGTGAACAACTGCCCTCTGTTACTGCGGTAAAAAGTTTAGTGCAGAGAATTGCTTCTAAGTTTAGAATTCCTTACTTTACGCTAACTCCGACGTTTTCCATTTGCCCTGAGCATGGCTATCTTAATGGTGAGCACCCTGTGTGTCCTCATTGTGGCAACAAAACTTTGGTGTACAGCCGTGTGGTGGGCTACTTCCGCCCCGTAAGTGAGTGGAATCCAGGAAAGATCAGCGAATATAAGGAGAGGAAGGTGTTTGAGATATGAGTCTTATTTACAAAGATGCTAATAAGCATCGTTCTTATTATCATTTCATGCCCAAAATGCAAATAGGAAAGGAGATCTATGCTGGTACTTGCTCTCGATCCAGGAGAAACCACAGGCTACGTAATCGCCGAGGCCGATGGAACTAACTATGACATAAAACTCAGTGGGCAATTCCCCAACTGGCAAATGTTTGAGGCATTGATAACTACTTGGTCTCCGAAAATCATAATTTACGAGGCTTTCTACCTCTCGCCACAAATTGCAAAGTTTAAGGCTTGGAGTACTATGCCCACTGTGGAAACCATTGGAGTGCTAAAGTATTTGACTCAAAGATGCCAAGTTCAATTAGTAGCCCAACCACCGTCAGTTAAATATACCGCAGACTCAGACTTGCCACGTTACATCGAAGGCGTCTCAGGGCCACACGCCAGGGATGCGTTGAAACATTTAATCGCTTATCTCAAAGGGAGGACAAACAAATGCACTATTTAGGTGGAAAGTTTCGTGTGGGAAAACAGATTGCTGATTTTCTTAATAATCTGCGAGAACCAAATCAACCATATTGGGAACCCTTCGTGGGCGCGGCTTGGATACTAATGCGAATAAAAGGAGAACCAAACTATGCTTCTGATATTCATTATAAATTGATCGAAATGTGGAAGGAACTCCAACGGGGTTGGATTCCACCAAGTGAAGTATCTGAGGAGGCTTATTCTTTAGCTAAAGAGGGGTTCTATTCTCCAGAACTTACCGCGTTTATTGGTTTCGGTTGTTCTTGGGGTGGAAAATACTTTGGGGGCTATGCGAGAGATCCAAAAAGTGATCGAAACTATGCACAAAATGCTAAAAATAGTTTACTCAAGAAAATAGCACAGATCCCAGTAACAAGATTTTTTCAAGCAGACTATTTCTCATTCATATCTCCTGCAGAAAAGATGCTTATCTACTGTGACCCACCCTATGCAGATACTACTAAATATTCAATGACTTTTGATCATAGGAGGTTTTGGGAACGTTGTAAGACACTAAGTATTTCTGGGCATACCGTAGTAGTATCAGAATACCAAGCACCACAAGACTGGAACTGTGTATTAGAGATGCCAACTAGAACAGACTACAAAAGTAGAAACAATCAAATGATTCCAAGAATCGAGCGTTTATTTATGCACAAGGAGACCAAATGAAAATCGTTAGTTACTCACAGCTTCGTAGTTTCAGTCGTTGTCAATGGCAATGGGGTGCAAGGTATCTGAAGACTTTGTATCCGAAAAAGCAATCAGACCCATTGGATACGGGAAAGCTAGTCCATAATGCTTTGGCGCAATTCTACGGCTTTGGAGAGATCGATTGGGAAGTCCTGCGCTCCGAGTTCATGGGGGATTTGAGGCCAGAAATCTTGGCAGAAAGTAAGCGAGTAGTCGATGCTTACCTTCAGAGCGGAAAGAGCGAGTTTCCTGGTAAGATTCTGGCTGTGGAGTTTCCCTTTCAAGTTACCTTTCCTTTCGACGTAATTCTAGTGGCTTGGATCGACTTGATAGCCAAGGTAGATAACAAGATTTGGATTTGGGATCACAAATCTTCTGGGAGGATGACTCATGGAATCACTCATCCTGAAAGAGAGCAATTATCTATCTATGCCTGGGGCTTGATGAAGTTGGGAGCACCTGTGGGCGGCGTCGGAGTCAGCCGACTTACAACAACAAAGACGCCAACTTTCGACAGATTCTTTGAGGAGGTTAGCGATCTCGATCTAGTAGCCCGAAGCAAGAATTTCATGGCAAACTGCAAATCCCTGCCGCCTGAAAGCGTCTCAATGATCGATCTCCCACGATCCTTCCAGCAAGATTGTTCCTGGTGCGACTACAAAGATTTATGTAAACTCGACTTGCATAATAGGATGGAAGATATGAGTAAAGTAGTCGCTGAGGAATTTACTTACGCTGAACGCGGTGATACTGAGGCATACTTGGAAAAATATTGTAAGGAGTTGCCAAAATGGTGGTTGAATGACAACTAGCTGCATATATCAAATCGAGAACCAAATCAATAGGAAAAAATATATCGGCAGTGCGGTGAATCTTCAGAAAAGATGGACAGTACATCTAAGCACTCTGCGTCGTGGGCAACACCGCAATAGATATCTTCAAAGAGCCTTCGATAAGTATGGTGAGAAAGCATTTATATTTTCCATCTTAGAAGAGACTGAGTCTGAAAATCTAATCGAGCGTGAACAGTTTTATCTTGATACATTGAATCCTGAATACAATATCTCTTCAACAGCAGGTAGTTCACTTGGAGTTCGATATACCAATGAAGCACGCGCGAAAATAGGTGAGGCACATAAAGGTGAGCACCTCAGCGTGGAGACACGCGCGAAAATGCGTGCAGCGAAAATCGGTAAGCGGAACTATAATTATGGCAAGCATCGCAGTGTGGAGACACGCGCGAAAATCGGTGCAGCAAATACTGGAAGGCATCCTAGTACAAAGGCCCGTGAAAAAATGAGTGAAGCACATAAGAGTGAGCACCTCAGCGTGGAGACACGCGCGAAGATGAGTAAGGCACAAATGGGTAAGCATCATAGTATAGAGACGCGCGCGAAGATAAGTAAGGCACAGATGGGTAAGCATCACAGTGCAGAGGCACGCTTGAAGATGAGTAAAGCACGGGTAGGTAAGCATCACAGTGCAGCGACTAAATACAAAATAAGCGAAGCACGCAAAGCCTACTGGCGGAGAATTCACGAGATCAATAATCAATGATAATACTCCTGCCACGAACGAGCAAATATACTCCAAAATTATTCATTACTGGGGCTGCTATTACACCAACATGGAATATGCTCCAAAAGATCACAGGGGTCAAAAGAACAGATAGAGGCGTCGTCGTCCCCTTGGATGCTCGCCTATGTGAGGCTATATATTGGGCGACCAAAACCCCTCTCGATCAGAATGCAAAACAATGGTATAGACAAGCAATCGACGAAGAAAACTCTAGGGTACAGTTATTACTTAGAGATGATGTTTCCTTGTTTCACCCGAACGCTATTAAATTGTGGCCCTTCCAGAGGGTATCCGCTGATTTCATCGTCAAGACGAAGCGTTCTCTCCTAGCATCCGACATGGGCACAGGAAAGACGGTCACAGCCATTGTCGCAATTGAGGAAAGCACCCAAAATGACAAGGTGCTCGTGATCTGTCCAAACTCCTTGAAAACTTGGTGGAAGAATGAAAAAAGTTCTTGGACGGCGTTTCCAGATCAGCCCGCCACTGTGGTTGAAACGAAAGATCGCAGAGATACACTTTCAACCTATGATGGTGGATGGCTCATTGCTAACTATGCCCAACTCCGTGCCGAGGCTAAGTCAATCGGCCAAAGAGGGAAGACACAGCAATTCGATATTAGAGCACTCAGAGAACGATCCCTCTACTTCTCAACCGAGTGGGACTGGCTCATTCTCGACGAAGCACAGACTATCAGAAATCGAAAGACTCAAATTGCATTCCTAACTAAGCAGTTACGTTTTCAGAATTGCTGCTTGCTCACAGGAACTCCTTTTGGGAACGATCCTTCTGAGTTGTGGTCGCTTTTAAATTTCCTGTGGCCAGAGCAATATACGAGTTTCTGGCGTTTCTTTGAGTTATACGTGGACTACGAAGAAGATTATTGGGGTACTCGACATATCAAGGGCATTTTACGCCCCAAGTTGCTCAGGCGCGAATTAGCCCCTCGAATGATCCGCAAGACTAAAGCGGAGGTCATGCCTTTCCTGCCAGAGAAATTATTCCAGACGATTTCTCTGGAACTATTGCCGAAACAAGAGAAGCACTATGACGATATGGCAAAACGATTCTACATTGAACTCTCAGAGACGAAAAAACTTTATGCCGTGAACATCATCTCTATGATTACTCGCCTTCGTCAAATCCTAAGCACACCTGCGAACTTTGACCTGCCCGACGAAAGCGCAAAGCTCGACGCTGCGATGGACATCGTTTTAGGCACAGATAACATTATTGTTATATTCACTGCCTTCAGAAAGACTGTAGAAGCCATGTGTGAACGATTGACCAAAGCAGAAGTTCCTCATACACGAATTTGGGGTGGTATGACCTCCGAAGAAATAAGCCAGGAAGAGGCCAGATTAAACACAGGTGAGGTAAGGGTCTTGGTCGCTACTCTTCAATCTGGCGGTGTGGGATTAAACTTGGTCGGAGCGAATACTGCCATCTTTGTAGATAAGTGGTTCAATCCTGAAAAGCAAACACAGGCTGAAGATCGACTACACCGAGGCGGCCAGACTCAAAAAGTACACGTAATAAGCCTCTATTGCCCAAATACCGTAGATGATTTGGTAGAGGCAATTTTGACGAAGAAAATCACCATGCAAAAAGCTGTTCTAGGTCCAGCATTCTTGGAAGATCTGAAAAAGCGTCTCCAAATATAAGCTTTTTATTCTTACTCAATTTGGTTATTCAATCTATCAGTACGATTTTGATCTACGGCAAATTGGGTCTTGCTGCCCATCCAAAAACTTAAAACTATAAATATCAACTTTTCCAAATCAGATGGCATAGGTCGTCCCGCGACCCAAATGTAACCTCCGACCGATAATACTCCGATGGTGATAAAAGCCTGTAATATCACCGAACGTTCTAATAAATCTAATATCCTTAGTCCAAAGTCTGTCATATTATTACTCCTCTTTTTCTTCAACGTCTGCTCCAGAGATCGCTTCATTCAAAGCTTTCCCTAAAGCAGCGATTCCAAATTGTAATCCCGTTGATATAGCTATTTGTGCTACCCGTCCATCCGGAAGGAACATTTCATTCCATTTATATGCGGCTAATTGATCTCTCAACCATGTGAGATATGTTTCATCTATACGGAATATGATTGGCTCTACATCCGAATGCAAAACTTCCTTGAGACTCAGATTGCCATTAGGATCGATGTGTTTATCGGCCCATTCAGAGACGAATTCGAGGCCAAACTTGACGTAAATCTCCATCCCCTTTAGGATCGAATCCATCCTAAGATCTGGTCGTGGTCTATTCAACCATGCCTGTGTTGCATACCGCGCAGGAAATGATAACGTGATTTTCTTTAGTGCCATCCTTCCTCCTTTACCCAGGAGCCTTGAACATTTTGTCAACAGTATAGTGGGTATGCCAGTCGAGTACAATTATCTCACCATCTACTTCATCACCTCCCGAAGCGATCCTACGAAGTCTGGCTGACAAGTCATCGTGTGATACTATCACATCTCCTGCGTCTGCATCGTAGTCAATCGTGAACTCAAGCATATATGTAGCGTATTGAGTTCCATCGACTACTGTTATTTCATCTGTCACGTCATGAGATACAATTGGGACTATATCTGTCGTTCCTACCTGATTCCAAGAAAATTGGAACTTGAAGGTTTCATCCGCAGTTTCCGCCAATTCGAGGGCTACGAGAACGTGAAAACTTATATCACTTGCTCCATCCCATCTACCAGGGACATTCTCATTGAAGAATAGTTCCTCGTTATCAGCGGCGTAAATAGGCATACTGTAGCCACGAAATACGCCTATAACTGCTTGGGTTGGCTTCCCCTGTGCTGTGACGGTTGTGAAATCCAAGTCCGCTCTTAGAGTCAAGTCCCTCTTGGCTGTTCCGAGTAAGGTAACAACTCCTGTAAGAGATATATCTAGATAATCCCCAGCCGTTCCCACTCCTAGAGTGCCGTGAACTCTTACCAAGTTATTATCGAACTCTCCATAGATCAGGGGCGTCACGGAGTTTGAGTTCTCGATGTAGAGTCTGTTGGCTCCTAATTCATTATAGCCTGCTTGGTAGCCGATGAATACATTGGCATCTCCCGTCTGTAAAAGATAGCCTGCCTGATGTCCAATCAGTACGCAATTATCATATGTAGTTGCTGCTCCTTTATACCCTGCTCGATAACCGATGACGACATTATTGTGAGAAGCTGCATTATAGCGCATGGCCTCTCGGCCTATGGCGATATTATAGTTTCCAGTTGTTATGCTAATCAAGGCAAATGGACCAATAGCTACATTACTATGTCCTGATGTGATAACTCTCATGCTATCGTAACCAATAGCAATATTATATTCACCACTACCAGCTACTGACCTCATAGCCTCTTCGCCGATGGCTACATTGCCGTCACCACTAACGAAGTTTAACATAGCATCCGCGCCGATTGCGACGTTGAATTCACCAGTGTCCTGTTGCATCATGGCTCGATAGCCAATAGCAACATTCATATCGCCCTGATTCGTCGTTCCCGCATCTTCCAGAGCCTGATAACCTATGGCTACATTGTAACTTGCTGTAGCCAGACCCATCGAATATGTACCGATAGAAACATTCCGTTCCTCGTCGATACAGGTATAGCCACTTTGGTAGCCAATAAAGACGTTTTCGACGCCTTCAGTGGAACTTCTTCCTGCCTCGAAACCCAACAGCGTATTGCTGTCTCCTAGAGTCAACGCCGCACCAGCATCAGCCCCTAGAAGTACGTTGGTATCAACAGCATCCAGGAAGAGTGCCGTCTTCCCACCAACATCTACTTGGAAATTGTCAGGCTGGAAATTGATGAACGTATCTGGATCATCACAGTGCTCGATATATTGTTCGAAGCAGGCGGTTGGAGTGCCTACTTCAGTGTATTCCCTGGTTTCCAGGGCACGGAGTCTTTGATTTATGCTTCTTATAGTCTCTTGTAATATCATAGCAAGTCCTCTGGAATGTATAAGAATGTTGGCCTTACTTCTTCGCCAGCATCTCCAAGTAAGATATGTGCTTCCACTATCTTTATATTATAGTCGATTTCTCTATATCGTCCAGTGACCAGATCACCTACATTCCAGTCTCTTCCATAGAGTGTTCCCACTGTAGGTATCGCCTGAAACTCAAAGGTGAACATTTCCTTGTTTTCCATAAGGAAGGCATCGCCCATAGCGTTTAGCGCAGCAGTATTGATATTCTGAGACCCCTCAAGGAAAGCCTCGATTCGATTCCACGGGGAGTCAAATTGGGCGTCGTAAAGACTGAAACGCTCTACGATCTCTCTGGCTACTCCGACGCCATCTCCTGCTACGTAGGACATAGTAATTTCTGCAATCCTATCTGTTACGATGTGGGGATTGACCATATTTCCTCTCTGAAGGGAGAATATAGTCGGCGGATTTCCATCGACGTTTCCGACTCTACGATCAAGGCCGACTCTGGGATAATGAACGTGAAAAGTAAGAGTATCCACTGTGCGATCCACCTCAAAATCTGCACCAAGCTCAGAAAGAATCTCCAACTCATCTGAGACATTTACATGGCGCAAAGCTCTGAGCACAGACGCGCCTTGATTGGTATCGGCATCTACGACAAAGTTAGCAAATTGCCGCGCTACATCCAAAGCTGCTAAACCCAACTGATAACGTACCAATTCTCGCATTATATCGGTGAAAGCATCGGTTCTGGTGAAGAAGGCACTTGCTAAATCTGGTCTGATGATTCGACGTTTGACGATTGATTTTAGGTCTGGACCAAGGGAGCGGAAGATTTCTTTATCTGCATCGTCAACGAAAAACTCATGTCGCCTGTGGAAGCCCTCGAAATCGGTGTACCACAGGCCGTCTGGATACTTGCGCCTTATTTGAATGAATCGATCAAGCAAGAAATCATCTACGGCAGGATTGATTCCAAGTATTTCTAAACGGAAATTGCCATAATTATGGTGTCCTTGACCGTTGACGCTTTTAATGTACTCCAGCCTCTCGAATCCACCAGCATCATCGAATAAAGCCAACTGTGTGCCATCATGGTCGAAGAGAACCACCTGATAACGGCCCATCAATTCAGGTGGTACGATGCAGGGTATGACTGGTGGCAGAGTAGTCGTCGTCGTTGTCGATGTAGTTGTCGTCGTACTGGTTGTTGTTGTTGTTGTTGTTGTTGTTGTTGTTGTTGTTGTTGTTGTTGTTGTTGTTGTTGTTGTTGTTGTTGTTGTTGTTGTTGTTGTTGTTGTTGTTGTTGTTGT